AGATCGTTTAGTTCTAACCCGCCGTATTTCGAACGCCAACGGTAAAAAGTGTTACCACTGATTCCGTATTTACGACAAAGTTCAGGAGTCGATATCCCTGATTCAGATTCCTTTAGAATCTTATGAATTTGATCTTCACTGAAACGTTTTTTCATGTTTTCCTCCAAAATTTTATGTTCTTGAGAGGATTTCAAACATTCTAAATGGTTCTAAATTCGGGGGCTAGGTCAGACTGACTACCGGCGTCTAACTTCGTTCGAAATCGCTGATGCGACTCTCACTTGACTTTTCATGTACTAGAATAAATTTAAGTGAAAAAATCGTTCACGGCTTTTAAGGCCGCTTCCCGATCCATGACATCGGGAAAATTAGGTTATGGTTAAGAAAAAATTATGGCAAAATGGAAATTAACCTATGAAGCGTTAGAATTTATAGGTAGGGACGGGGCCGGATGGCCCATTATTGATCTAATATCTGATTCTTATAATGTTGAAGATAACTCTATACGCCGTGTCTCTGTAAACGCAAAGAATATAGTTTTGAATACCTTACCAAAGAACATTGTTGGAGTTCGAGTTTTCGATATTGAAAGAATTGATGAAATGACGGGCAAAAACTACTTTGAAAGCTATCAAATTGAAGATCTTAATTTTGAATTAGAAGAAAGTGATGCTAAGAAGTTACGAAAAATACAATTTGATCTATTATCCATTGACGGCGGTTCATTAGATTTCGATTATCTAAGACTTTTTAATCCAGATTTGTTTGTTATGAATTTAATGGATGTGAAAGCATTCTTTGTTGATGGTTATGGGGTACTAAGTCATGAAGAAGGAGCTTTAGTATTAGAAAATTTAAATAACTTTTATAATTCATTTACTTCTGATCAAATCAACGTTTTAAGAATTAATCCCAAAAGTGTCTCTTATGATGAAAACAAATTGATTCGTAGATTTCTCGGACAAGATCGACAAGTCGTAGATTCTTCTAGTAAACAAAATTACGTTAAAAATGGAAGTAAAGTTAATCTAAAATTTCTAGAAGAAAAAATTAAAGATTCGGAAATAATTTCTGATATAATTGATTGGATAGTTGAAAACGAGGAAAATCCTGAATTATTAAAAAACTTCAGCAAACTTACTCCGGAAAATTTAAGCAAACTAAATACATTATCCGGTATTGTAACTTTAAAGAATTGTTTACTACGATGGGAGGAAAATCTACTCCATTCTTCCGAAGACTTTTGGCAAAAAGAGTTTGAAGATAACTCATACGTAATTTCTCAACTTTTTACATCTCCAGTTACAATTATGAAATCTAAAGCTTACTTAGGTGGCAAGAGTATTCATAATACTGGAGGATCGTTAGTGGATTATCTTTTCGTTAATAAATTAACAAAGAACACAAGTATAATTGAATTAAAAACCCCGGCCACAAGATTATTAGGCTCGAATTATCGTAGTACCATTTATAATATTTCTGCTGAATTATCTGGAGCGATTGTACAGCTTTCTAATTATAAAGACGAACTTTTAAAAAACTATTACCAGCTGGCAAATTTAAATAAAGGAATATTTCATGCATATGATCCTTCTTGCATACTCATAGTGGGAAATTTCGCAACGGAATTAGATTCCGAAGAAAAAGTAAAATCTTTTGAGTTATTTCGACAACAACTACAGAATATTCAAATAATTACTTTCGATGAACTTTTTGAAAAAATGCGACTATTAATACATTCATTAGAAGGTAGTTAGTCGTCCCTGAAAAAGAGTTACAATAGCGAATAACGCAAATAAAATGCTATCCAAGTAGAAAAACTTAGAAACAAAATCCTCATAAAACATCCAGAAACCACGTAAAAGCCGGTGAAAATGAAACCAGAAGAAAACTCAAAACACTAGAGTCTTCGATAAATTTTTTCGATCCTTGTTGGATGCTACAAAAGATAGTAATAAAAGTCTTTATCTAAATTTTTCTAAAAATATTGAAAAAGTAAATCCTTGCTTCTTACTTCACATCCATTAAATTGATAAGAAAATCTAATATTTTTTATTCATTTTAAGAAATGAAAATATCATATAAAAAGTTAATTCGGGATGACTTAAATTAATATGTTGAATCATCAAATTCTAAAGTCTTACCATTTTTAATATTGTATATTTGAACATTCCTTTTATGGTTCTCAGAGGAAAAAGGACCTAAAGCAAATTCGCATTCAACACTAACTGAGTCAACTTTACATACACCATCTTCTTTTTCTAATGAGAGTGACCACCAAGAACGTTTTGCTATAAAGTCTTCAGTGCCATCAACTCCTTTACGTTTTATTGTAATATAGTCACCCGGTTGTGGTATAGAATTAGATTCAAGTTGTAGTTGATAATCAGCTTCCCCACCACCAGGAGGGACGAATATTAAATAAATTTTCATTATTTTCTTTCCAATTAATTAAAGATATTACAAAAGTATAAATAAAATGCTAAATGTCAAATTAAGAAATATATAAAATATGTTACATTTCCCTTTTCTTGTCGGAAATTTGGTTCAATATGCGATCTGGCGCTTTTCAGTACAAGATTTTTACTCTTTTTTCCTTCTTACGCCGAACTCACGTTATTTTAAAATATTATGATGTGAAGAATAAGATAGCATGGGACCGGGCCTCGATGGATTCCGCAATTGTTAAGAAAATATAGTAAATAAATATGCTGAAAAAAATACACTAAACAAGATTTGCAGAGACAGGTAAATTGGAAGATTAATATCATTTCCTCAATTGAAAGTTTTTTGCTTTCACAATGGCCCGAAGGATTAAACGACGAGAGTAGTTTAGGAAGTATAAGCGAGTTAGCCAAGAATACTCTTGCCTATCACTTAGCCAACGCTATAGAAAAAGAGCAAATAATTGAAATATTTACTATAATAGCGAATCGGATTTTAAATGAGGTTACTGATTCAAAAAAGAGGAAAATTTATGGAAAAACCTTATTTGGGATAAGGGAAATACAAAAGATAGAATCCTGGATTCAGTTAAATATAGAAACATTGAATAATGTAAAAGATAATAGATTATTGTTTCAGAAACTATGGCCTATTCTTCTCGAACATACTAAAAACAATATGTTCGTTAAATGCAGTTCGCAATCAAGCTTACTAACGTTGGCATATGATTGGATTGAAGGGAAACCATTTTATGAAATATTCAATAATTTCATTTCAACTGGAGTAAAGCTAGTCAGTAGGATACAAAGACGAAATTATAAACTTGAGCATGTTGTCGAAATTTGTGAAAACGCAATTTCCTATGAAGGATCAGTAATACTTGGAGCGGTTGTTGAAATTATAGAGCTTTTATTTCCTCAAGAAATGGTTGAACTTATAGAAAGAGTAAAAATTTTGCAAAAAAGTGTAAAATATGGATTGTCGTCTTTTACTTCAATAAATGGTTACGAATTAGGATTTGCAGATCGTGTAATTGCTAAAGAATTTTCGATTTTAATGAAAACTGAAAAAAGTAAAAGTAGAGAGTTTCTTAAGGTAAATGAGAATGCTTTTAGAACAATACTTTTAAAATATCCAATTCTTTATTCGCAAATATTTGAAAGTATATTAGAAACGTAAAATGTTACGGCATATGTTCTTTTAATAAATTAATGTTCGCTTTCACGGATCTTGTATTGTGAACCAGCAAAAGACCCCACACACTCGAACGTATCATGATTGAGGCGAGGCGCCCATATACACCACAATTAGCGGGCATACAAAATCCTGACTTTTCAAGGATTTGAATGTTTTTTATTAAGTAATGCATTTAATGCCTGTTTCAATTCACGCTCATCTTTAAGAGCAGATGAAATTCTATCTGAAAGTTCAATCAACACTACTCTTATACTTTGAGCTAATATAAGACACTGCTCATCAGAATGTGAATGTAAACCTTCGCTAAGTGCATTATGCAATATTTTTAATGGATTATGACCATTCATTAAAATACTCTCAGGAATTGCTCTTTGAACTGTTTCTACAGCTTTGCTAAATTGATTTTCAGCTATTGCTCTTTCTATTAATAATATTTTTTCATCATTCATTTTTTCTTTTTGAGCTATTTTCTTGATTTCTTCTAATATTCTATTTTTCTGACTTTCAACCACTCTTCTATAGTAACCATAAGCCCCTATTCCAAGACCTTGGTTTTCACATTGCCTACCCTTCAAAAATATTTCTCTATCAGGACCAATTAATTTAATTAATCGAGATGGAGTCACAGGACCGAAATTCGGGAATTCACCAAATTTAAAAGCATAACTTTTAATATTGCTATTGCTTTCTGCATTTATAAATAAAAATAATGAAAATATCTTTTGATATTTTTGACAATTTGAACATTGATATGTGATATATAAATTAGTTTGATTCACATTTATCAGGATAGGATCAGTTTCAATTGACCGAAAAAAACGTGTGCCGTTACATAAATCATTCGAGCAATGAAGTTGAATTTCTGGTAAATTCAAAATATATTCTGAAGGGTAATAATTATAATCCTTTTTTGTAAATAAATTCTTTATTTCAGATATTTGATTTGGAGGTTGACTCTCTAAAAATTCTGCAAATAAAAAAGTTGGAAAATTTGAATTTGACGGCACCGGATTTTTTGACATTTTTAATCATCAACATTGATGTATTATAGAAGTCAACTATTCCATCTAATTAAATAAAATAAGAAAGATAATAATTCTTATAAAATAATTGAGCTTAAAAATATATTTTAATTTTATTCATATTATATAGGTAGAAAGCGTAGAGGCATTTAATACCATTCATTGAATAAACTCAAGATTATAATATTGAATTTGTATAAAATAAACTTCAAGTTATACTCTGAATAGATTCGGCTAAATTAACGCATTATTTAATTTTTTAATACTAATCAATATTTTTAATTATAAACTAAATAAATAAAAACTCTAGAGAATAAAGCCTACTTCATAAGTGGAGTCTAACAGAATATAAAGATTATTTAGAAATTCTTGGGAGGAAATTGAATCAATACGAAGTAACAATCAATAGTTTCTTTTTCACCTAAAAACCCCTACTCTCTCTCAATACAAAGATAAATAACCAAAGCTAATAATCCAAAAAAACACCATCCAACAAGGGTTCCGAGTGTAGTGTATAAAAGAATGAGTTTAAAACAATCCCTGTTATAAGTCGAATATCCAATTTAAAAGAAAATCCCGAAAAGAAAACCGATACAGACGGAAATTAAAACCGTGGAAAGAGTGACTTTTAGCCTTTGAAAAAAAGTGGGAGCGTAGACGGCTTCCTCAAAATCCCGACAAAAAAACTCAGACCAACAGATTCGTTTTTTTAAACGTACATACTCCCCGTCCCTAACTTTTGAAAGGATAGTCACCGTGGCTTTGGAGGATTCTATTTTTTGCCAATTTGTGTGAAGTTTCTCAAGACATAAAAACCAAGAGGCCCCTTTTAATTCGGAACAACCGGTATCACGAGAAGGATTTAGATTTGATTGAAGAGGAACACTTCCAAACGTAGAACAATTAAATAGAAATAGAATAGAAAGACATACAAGGTGTTTCATTTCTTTTTTCCTTTCGATTCGGGACTCAAGATATCACAGGTATCTTGAACTTCTTTCGGAGTGTTATTCGCATAACAAACAAGTTTAGAACGGTCTCTTGAGTAGTCTACAGGAGAAACGTTTTCGACAGGTTCATGATTGATCTTGATTTCAAGATGATTGATTTTAAAAAAAGAAACAAATAGAATTATAATGAAAAGAAAAAAGATAAAAAAGGATTTGTTCTTAATGATTAAGTTTTTTAAACGAAGTAGTAAGTTTTTCATAGATGTAACCTCATAAAATATTGATTTCAAAGATTACGTGTACGTGTATTTGTTTTTTAGAAAGGGTTAGGAATTACCACCTCCGCGCGCTTTAGAAATAAAATCACCTAATGACCTTAAAATCTCACCCGATTTAAACCAGGACATTAAAACGATACCCGAAGTTAAAAAAAGACCATGAACACTCACTCCCCCGAATCCTTCCGAAATTTTCTGTTCCGGAAAAAATCTTAAAAGAAAAAGACCTAAAAGTAAAAAAAATAAACCTAAGAAAAAAGCTTGGTTAGATTTTCGAAAAAGACTTTTTTTAACGATAACCGTATGGCCTAAACTTTGATCCTGATCCTTTACCTTTGAAGAATTGGTATGTTTTTCGATAATTTCTTTTGATTTTAGTTTTTGTTTCATATAATTCTCTATATTAGTAATTCCTTAACCGATTCTTGATTTAAAACCGCATAACAAAATCCTTTAAAATTTTGATTCCTTTTCTTTTTTAAGAGTGTGGCTCCTTTAAAAATGGAAATGAGTTCGATCCACTCCGGATCATTCCAAGAAGCTTTAGTGACAGTACAACCAAGAGAAGAAATACCTACCGATTCGCTATTGGAATTTCGAGCGTGTATATTTAAACCAACCTGATCTAAAAAAATAGGGTCTAAATCGTTCCAAATATGATCGCTATTTTTATCCCTTCTAAAATAAAAGGGAGAACCTTGTACTAACGCGTCATGACCTTTATGGTTCCCAAGCTTTACCAAATAAAGACCTTCTTCGGTTCTCGCCTCCCCGTTAGTGACACCGTATTTTAAAAGAGTTTCTTTGGAAACCAACCCCGGATCCATTGTAACTACCCTACTCCCCCAAGAATTACCACCTGGATCAATGTTAAAAAGGATGTCGTTAAAACGGTCAAAAGAGTTGTTGTTTAAAATCACGTTATTGTCTAAAACGCTGATCCCACGTACTCCGATTAAAACGTGATCTAGATTAAAATCGATTTTGTATTTGGAATTTTTGAATTTAGATTTGGTAAGTTCGATTAGCTCTAAAATAAATTTATCATATCTCACAAAAGAAAAGATAGAACATAAGCTACAATATCGGTTTAAAAAAAATGAAATGGAGTCCTTAGATTTTTATCAACCTAAGGCACCAAAAGAAATTCCAGTGTAACGAATTTTAGCAGTCTTCCACCATTCTTTAAGTTCGTTCGAAAGTTGTCTAATCCTGGCCCCAAAAAAAGCATTTTCTGCGGACATTGTAGTTCCAATAGATTCACTAATTACACCAACACTAGTGGAATAGTTTGAGATTCCTCCGATGATACCTTCACCATAAGAAGATAAAACACAGATTACAAAGTATTTTAAAACTTGATCTTTTAGTTCTCTCGGAACCCTCGATGCGTGATCATACCCGGTAGTATAATCCACTTGATAGGCACCTGGAAGATTTGAACTATTTTGACTTAAAAAACGAAACCCTTGAATCCCTATTTGAGGAATTCCGACATTACCAAAAGGAACTCGTGTAAAGACTGCACGTAAAATTCCGGTTTTGTATTGAATCGTAGCACGACTTGTAAGATCAAGAATCATATTCCCATTCCAAGGAAGCGTTAAGACCCATTTATGAAGACGACAAAGATTTTTTCTTCTCAGTTTTAAAAAGAAATTCGAACTTTTGGAAGGATCATAGTCGTAAGTATCATCCCACTCCGCATAGTCTTCGATTCTACCGGTTTTGGGTTCTAGATCAAATCTTCCGGATTGTCCAACAAGCGGGCGGGATCGAAAAAGCCTAGGATAAATATCCCAGTCAATTTCAGAGGCAAATGCCCGAACGGTTTGGTCACACCAATTTTTTAATTGGAAATCCTCCAGTTGAGTTCCACGGGTAGTGAGAAGAGGTTCGTTCCCGAAAAACATAATCCGACGAAGTTCGTCCGGATGAATGATACAACCCCAGCCGGGAAGGGGTGTATTTGATTTTTCAAGATCTGGGTAAATGCAGGCAGACAAATCGTGATATTCGTAGTCTTCGGATTGTTTGTTTAAATCCCCTTCAAAACCGTAAGTCATAATCTATTTATTAAAATATAATAAATATTTAGATATCGGAATGGATTTTTGATTTTGCAATTTGAAGTTGTTCTATGGGTATTGTATAGGATTTTCCGGAAGCTAGTTCACACAGAACGGTTTTTCCGTCTTTAGCGACTTCTTTAACTTTAGCAAGCATCCCGCCTACGTTAACTTTGTTTTTTGCGTAAACTCTCATAATAAGACCTGGTTTTGGTATTTGTGAACCACTTCCGTATGATGATTTCCTTTGCTCTCTTACTTCTTCCTCGAATTTTTTGTGTCGAATTTCTCTTTGTTTTATTTCTATTTTTTCTTTTTCGGAAATTTCTTTTTGATAATTGATTTTATTTCGGTCATGTTTTGCTTGATCGATCTTTTTTTCACGAGGCACCCTTACGTCCTCGTTTGTTCTAGTATTTCGAAAGGCCATATAGTCGCCTGACTTTCCATGAACGACTACCTTTTTTTTGAGTAGGGAATTTGTATTTAACATAAGATTTTAGTGGGACGTTAGACTAGAATTGATCCAAAACCCGGAAAATTCAATCACTCCTGTAAAACTGATTTCGTTTGCACATATCGGAATAAAAAACTGAATATCTCCATTTCCTTTTCTCGTATAATTTCTAAAATTAGAGTCTGAGTTATTTCCTTTTACGTTCATCGTCCAGTTACCGTTTGCGTGTATAGCGCTAATAAAATAGAGTTTATCTTTAGAATTTAAAACCAAATTCCCCGAAAGGGTGAATTGGTTTTGAAACTGGATTCTATTTAGGTCTTGTAGGGTGATCGATTTACGGGACACATTTAGATTTTTATTCCGAAAATAAAATATCGGGAAATAAATATTAAACCGTACTAGACCAATAAAACTTAAACGTTTTAATTCTTTAAATTTCGTAAAATGATTTAAAACCCTATTTTAAATCATTTATAATAATTTAAAATTATTTTTCAACCGATACTCAAATCCTTGATTTAAAACTAAGGATATGGAAAAAAAAGTAGGCCGACCTAGGGGAAATAATTACGAAAAAAATTTAGCGATACGGTTAAAATCGAATACAAACATACAACCTACAAAAGTAAACGAACACCTAATTCATTTAGCGAAATCATTTTTTAGCCAAGTCAATTCTGAAAATATAGAAGGTAGAAAACCGGTATATAACTATGATCAGATAAATCAAATTAGAAACGGTGTATTACTCAGACCACCTTGTAGAATACCGGTCACACAACTTAGAAACGCAAGTTACGGTACGAGTATAATTTCAGCTATCCATACGATCCGAATTGATGAGTTAAGTAGATACGCAAAATTAAATAAAAAAAGAGGACTTTGGTTTAGGACAGAAAACGAAGAAGACGAAATCACCGATGAAATCCAAGAAAAAATCAAAAACTGTTCACAGTTTTTTGAAAGAATGGGGGATTTAATAGATGGGTGGATGAATCGGGACAATTTTAGTTCCGTTTTTGAAATGATGATACGCGATACTTTAACCTTTGATAGTATCTCATTTTATTTAGTGTATAACTCACTTGGTAAACTTGTTGAAATCAAATACTTAGACCCGGCTACGATTTTTCAGGTAGATAAGGAAAAAGGGTATAAGGGGGACAAAAATGTATCTTTTGTACAAATTATAGACGATAGGGTTATCGAAGTATTTAACGAAAACGAAATATTACTATTACATAAAAATCATATATCCGATGTGTCCATGAGAGGATTCGGTTTTTCTCCTTTAGAGGCTTGTATTTTGGATTTAGTGGGGGTGATTCGATCCTTAAAATTCAACCGGGATACTTTTACAAGACAACATCCACCCGGCTTTATGTCTTTAATAGGGGACGCCACACAAGAGGTGATAGAGTCCATACAACTACAGTATAGAGAAATGATTTCCGGGATGGACGATTCTCACACTATACCGATTCTTGGAACGTCTGCAGGTGAAATAAAATGGACTCCATTAAATGTTTCTAATGATATGGTATTTAAGGAACTGATGCAGTGGTGCGTTTCTTTCGTAATCATGTCACACGGTATGGATCAGTCTGAACTAGGTTTAAGACTTACCGGTTCAGCCACACTCGGAGAATCTAATCAGGTAGAAAAAAGTAAGTTTTCTTTAAATAGATCCTGTATTTCTTTACTTACGTACTTTGAAATGGGTTTTAATAGGATCAGACATATTAGAGAAGAAGATTTTTCGGGTATTGTTTGTGAATTTGTAGGAACGGATCCGGAAGATGAAAAAGACAAACTCAGTAAAAATAAAGACGAAGTGGCTAACTGGAAGTTAATCGATGAAATCCGAATCGAACAAGATAAACCTACAATAGCCCAAACCCTAGCCGACCTATACGGAGTCAGTGAGGAAGAGTATAAAATGGCGGGTGCTGTCATTTTAAATCCTATATTCCAGCAAAATTTACAAATGATACGGCAATCGGGGCAAAATTGCGAATATCCCAATTTAGGATGTTCTGATGCGGAAAAAGAAGAATTAGAAGAACAAGATGATTCGGATTTGGTATTTTAAAGATTGAGTTTGACTAAATTATTACGAGACACTCCACCTACACTTTGGAAATTGCCACAGAGCCACCAAGTTTCATTGTCGTGAAAAAAACCTCTTTGTATAGACGAAGTATCGTTTCCTAGACCGTTTTGTGGGTAGTAGGAAAGCAGTTGCATCGAAGTGGAATCGATACAGGCGATAGAAAGTCTAGACTCGTAGTTTAAGGTTGTGAATTGTCCTGCAAAATAGAGTCTATTATTTTTAGTGGCAAAACTCATTACATTCGGTTTTAAGGAACCACCTGCGAACTGAGTTGGATAAATACTGAGTAATTCCCCCGTGTTTACATTTAGAGCGGCAAAGCCTATACGACTAAGACCGGAAACCGAAGTGAAAATACCTCCGATGAAAAGAGTGTTACCGACTTGGATCATATCTTTGATATACGGATTTACTCCACCGTATATGTTAAGGGCAGAACCCCAACTAGGAATTACGTAACCGGAACTAGAATTCAGAGCCGCCAGTTTTGGAATATTGTAACCCCCTATCGTATTAAAATAACCGCCTATAAATATTTTGGATGAATCTTTTGACAATAAAAGTCTATAGGGATGTCCGCCGGTTAAATAATCTTGAGGATACCAAGGTAAAACGGAAAGGTTTAAAATATCAATTGCAGCTAACCTACTCCTAGAAATTCCGCTTACAGTCGTAAAAGATCCGCATAGATAGAGAGTATTTTCCTTTACGCAAAAATCGAATATATTAGGTGATACACCTCCGATTCCTCCACTCGGATACCAAGAAAGAAGTGATCCCGTATTTGGGTTTATCGCGGCGATACCGTTTCTAAGAAACCCAAATACGGATGTAAAACTCCCCCCCATTACGAGCATATTGTTTACGAGAATCATGGAACTAATTCCGACGACTCCACTTTGTCCTTGAAAAAGCGGAAGTACAGTTCCTGTACTATAATCCAACGCGGCTAAACCGTTTCTATTTACACCTCCGATACTCGTAAAGTTTCCTGCCATAAAGATCGTATTTTCATATTTTATAATAGAGTAAATTTCACCGTTTGCGCCGTTTAAAGGAAAACCTGGATCTACAATCGGTTTTAATTTCGGATTTTGGAAATGAGCAAACGGTAAAAACATTCAACCCATCGCGAGTAAACAGGAAGAAAAGATATTTCCACCCACTTTTATGAACGTATAAAAGTCTTTTTTTAGAGAGATAACCGTAGGTGTAGGTACTGTGGAATTTGGCCAATAAAAAGTACCACCCGACCAAGTGATCGTATAGGAAGAACCGGTTGATTCTAAAACCACATTAACCACTTGGTTTTCAGATAAATTAGTAATAGTGAATGTTGCATTTCCTCCCGTGATTCTAAACAGATTGGAAATGGAACAATCTAAAGTCCTATTTCCAGAAGATAGTAAGGTGGTATTTGGAGAAGACTGTCTTAGATATTCGACCGACTTCATACCGGGAAGACCGAGTAATGAATTTAGGTTCGTTACCCTATGACCCGAAGCGGAGGATGAATCAAAAACGAATAGTTCGTTGTCAAGACCTGTAGAAAGAGTCGTCCAGTTGCCGAATAAATCTTTGGTTAAAATTTGTCCTTTTTGAGTAAGTGTTTTTTCTAAAATATGGCCTGAATCGATTTCGTTTTTTTGTCCTGTAAAATCTACTTGAGATCCGACAAAAGAGTTTTGATTTAAAAAGTTCGCGTTTTGGTTGACTATATTCAAAATACCTCCCGGCGAACCCGTAATCGTAGAAGAATCCACATTACAAAGTCCTGATATTGCATAAAGATGTAAGGAATTACTTCTTACGGAAAAAACGGTTTTGTTAATTCCTTGGATGGATGAATTTTTTAAGAATACATAAAAATTCCCTGAAACTAAATCAATACAACTTTCGACGTTAGATGTATATTCCAAAATGGAATCGGTAAGATTAAGTGCATTTATACTCGAACTATCAAAAATACGGGAAGAAAATTGGAGACGAAGCCCTATTATTTCCAAAGGTAAACCTAAAAATTTAAAACCGTTCGTGAAATTTACGACTAAGTGGTTCTGTTTTTTATATCTAGGTAGTAAGGTACATTCGTTTAGGTTGGACGTATCTAAAGGAATCGTAAGCGGTTCAAGGGTATCGTCTAACTGAATGTATTTTAAACCTTTTGTATTTGCAAGACTCGAAATTAAGTTTGTCCAATTGTTAAATACGTTGTAGGAAGGTGAAGTTTCACCGGGTCTAAAAATAAAAACGTTTTGTGAAGGTCTTTGGGATAAAGATAGTTTACCGTCGTTTCCTAACGTTGCTAGACTTGCCCCTTTTTCGCTTGTGTTTAACTTACTTAAAAGTGCAGATTCTAAGGAGTTGAATTCTGTCATCCTAGAATTTGTTTCTATAGAGAGTAAATTTTCAAAATAACTTTTGATCGAACTTTCCTTTAAAAAATCGTTTTTAAAGGATTTCATTTATGCTCTATCCGTATTCTAACCGTACGGTTTTGAAAAGTGTTCCCAAACGTAAAAGAAATGTTTCCGTTATCATCATAATAAAATGAAATCGGTGAAACCCACTTGCCTTGATTATCTGTTACAGTACCGAATACGGAAATGATTTTATTTGCTAAACCCGTAGATAGATTACAATTTCCTAAATTATCAGTCGTTGTCTCAAAATATGAATTTTGAATACGAGTTCCCGAATTTAAAAACCCTACTCCCAAAAAAACCGTACCCACTTCGGAAATCATCTGGTATACGTTTAAAAGATTAGATTCTAAATATAACCTTACCGAGTTGGCGGAAGGTGCGATAGAAATTTCCGTAAAGTTAGGTGAATCGGAAACGATCGTGTTTGTGGTAACTATATTTTCAGTGGAAGGAATCCCTAAAAAATACCAGCTTTCTTTTTGTTTCGAGAATACGAGTTCATAAGATCCACCGTCTAAATCCAATTGCCAGTCCTCTTCTAAATTCTCTATTTTTTTGGAGTTTCTAAGTAAGGTGATAGGATAAGTTCCCGCTTTATTGGATAGATCCAGGATTCCGATTACGATTGCGTCTTTTGGATCGTTTGGTAAGGATACGTTAAAACTACCACCTGAAACGTCACATAGTACACGTTCATATTTCAAGGCGCTATAGTTTGTAGTTATAACGTTTGAGTTTTTTAAGGAACCGAAATTATTTTTCCAGCTACCGTCTCCGGATAAAAACTTTTCTGTGTCCGTTGTCAGAGGGGTAGGAACGAGTCCTTTTTTACCGTTTGATTGAGGGGTTGCACCCCCAAATGTTTCGTCTAATGCAATCGTTCCGGAACTGTCCGGTAGTATATAATCCCTTTTTTGGCTGGAGTTACTTTTTAATACGTTTTTAATTCTACCTTGATCCGATAATATTTCCAGTTCACTTTCTGAGTTGATTCCAGCATACCCACCCGATTTATTTTTTTCGTTTTTTAATTGGTATTGTGGATGATCGTCAAAACTAAGTCCGATCAATTCGGAATGAAGATTCGTTCTAGCTGTTGTTTTTAACCACCTTCCGGGTTGTGAAAAATTTAGGTCTTTCGGAAGAATCGTTCTTAAAACGTCTATTTCATCCGGAACGGTCGCGTTTGAATCCGAGTCATACTGATACAGTGTAAGTTCTTCTTCTACTTGTCTAATTTGTTTGTCTTTTCTTTGGTCGGGTGGAATATTTCTAAGTTCCTCTAAATTTTGTACAGGAGTATTCCAATTTGTTAATACTTCTTTTTTTACCCATTCTAAATTTACCGCATCCCTTCCGTCGATAGGGGATGCGGTTTTTAGATTGGTAAGTCCTGAATTATCGGGAAGTCTTACTTCTATCCCTGTGGATACGGCTTTTAGAATCGGTCCTTTTTTACCCAAAAAAACCTCTGAACCGATTCCTTTTAGTAAAAACTGAAATACCGGATTCAACCTAGATAAACTTCCACTAAAATTTGATTCGTATCATAGGGGGTAGCGACTCTTAAAGAATGAATTCCACCGCTCCAGGTGATAAAACCTTGAGGTAAAACGTGGTCTTGATTGGAACCATTCATACGGATTACGATCGGAGCTGGGTCGCCTTTTTTAATTCCTATTGATGTGTCGTCGGTTAGATAAGTGGCAAGAATCAAAACATACTTAAACGTAATCCCCGAAGGAATTGGGATTTGTACTAAGTTATCGATTTGACGGATCGCTTTTGTAAGTTTTTGGGGTTGTTGTACTTGAAATTCGATTTCAAAGTTTTCCAGTTCTCTTTCGATCGATATCCCGTTTCTCTGAAATAGTTGAAAAAATATTCTATGGATTTCCATAGAATTTAATTTAACGAATATCTTAAATATCGGTTTATCTATTTTGTTCTAACAAGCATTCCGTTTCCGGAAGTCAAAGAAACGATTTTAGAAATGGAACTTACTAAAGGTGTAACCAATTCACATAACGTGGCGATACCGTCCCCGATCGTATTGATCGATCCGGATACGACCGGTATGAGTTTTGATTCTATAGCAGATACCGAACGGGTAAGTCCAAGCATAATGTTTTTATTTTCCTTAAATATATCGATCATAGCGGTATTTAGTTTGTAACCTACTTCGGCGGCTTCGGCCCCTATATCAGTTGCAAATGTTTCTTTTTTTCTATTTTCTAGTTCTAACCCTTTGTTGTAACCTGCATGGATTGAACTCTGATCCCTACCAAAACCTTCGTAACCGAATTTTAAAGAACTCATTTCGCTAAAACTTCCACCTTCCATCTTGTGAATGAGTCCTCTTGTATTGGGGTCTAGTCCGGATAAAGCAAGAGACATGTATTTTCCTGGATTAAGCTCGGAATCTCGAATTGATTTTAATAGATCTCCCCCGTTTGCTTTTAGTGCTTCACTCATGGAAAGTGAACCGAAAATTCCACCTCCAAAAGCACCAATCCTCCCTTTCGATGAAAGTTCCTCCGCTAAATTCATTCTACGTAAGGGGTCCATGTTTATGGAGTCCGTTCTATTGATACCGGCTGAAAATCTTGAATAATCGGAAATATCCCCTGAAAATCCTTTATTTCTTAGATTCTCTGCAATGGATGCAAGTTTTGTAATATATTCAGATTGTCTAAGTCCGTTAAACCCCGAAGCGTTCGCGCCACCCCTTAAATATCCTAAATCTGCATTTTTAGAATCTTTACGGATCGTTTCTAATTCTTTTACCACTTCCCCAATCCCTTTTCCTTGAGAAGCCGCAAACCGAAGTATATTCGATTCCAGTAAATTTCCTTTTTTAAATATATCTTCACCTGTGATTCTACCTTTGATTACGTTTGCTTGTGCCAGTTCGGAATTGGAAAAATAACCTCCTCCCCCGCCAACATACCCGCCTGTCGCACCGATTGTCTGACTCTGTGACTGCATGGCGCTATGATACTGTTCACCGATAGAAGAAATTGTTTTTAATACTCCACCCGCAACCGCAAACGCGGCCCCTATATAAGGTAAAGCCGCGCTAAGCCTGGAATACGTGTCACTTTTTACCTCTTCCCCTCCAGGTGGTTCTTTTCCACCCCCTCCACCTGGAAAGTTACCCGTGTGAATCGTTGCGTTTTGAATTTTTATTTCTGATTTTTGGATTTGGAATTGTTTGGTTGAATCTTTTTTGATTAGAGAGTCCGAGCTTTCACTCTCTTCGTCTTCTTTCTTTTTCTTTTTTTTATCCAGTAGATCCTTAGCGGCTGAAATCTTTTTATCTATTGTATTAAAAAAACCACCGTGCCCCGTTTCGTCAAGGTCCGATCCGTCCGTACCTACTTTTGTGGTATATGCACTACCACCAGCGTATTTAGATGCGGGTTCAAACTTATATTTTTTTCTATTTTTTTTAGTCTTTTTAGATTCACCTTCATTTTTGTCGTCTTCGTCTTTTCCAAAAAATGAGAATAGTTTTTTGGCTTTTTTGGATATTCGTGAAAATTCCTTTTCTACGTTTTTAAAATCAGGTCTTGCGTGTACTGTGATTTCTAAAGATTCTAAACTCAAAGATCCAACTCTCTATTAATTTTTTCTAATATCTCTTTTCTTTTTTGTTCCCCTTGTAATTTAATCATTTCTTTTGTATACCCTCCCTCTTCTTCCAGGATAGACGATAGATTCGGGCTTATACTCTCTAGGAACTCTTCGGGTTTCATTTTCTCCAGTTGATTTTTCTGGGATTTTAGTTTTATCTTGTATTGTAGGTTCTGAAAGTCTATCCTCGACATTGCTTCCAGAATGAATTGTTTCTGTGGGGTAAATAGATTCCCCAGATGTGTCACTCCTCTCGGTAGAATGTGAAACTCTTTCATCAGATAGAGGTCTAAAAGATTCTTTTCGTCCGATAGTGATTCTATCGTCCCTATTTTTTTTTAACTCATTTAGAAATGAGTCCTCTTTTTTTTTGTATTCTTTAAAGAGTTTTAGAACAAACTCTTTATCCCGTATCTTTTCAAACGATTCTATCTCTACAGGGAATTCTTCCGGTATTTTTCTGATTACGTGATTGAGTGTGATAATTGCATATATATAACCATAGGTTGTATTCGGTATCGATTCTAGAGATGCTCCACCCAGTCTTTTGGCTACGGCTATGTCTATATCCAGTTCGGTGCTCGGATCGGCTATGTCTGATTCAAATGTGTAATTTTTCCCCTCATACTTTACGTTTAAAAGGACTCTACTATTCGGTTCTAATATTCTCATATATGAGAATAATCTAATAAATTTTAATATCGGAAGAGTAATTATTTTAAACTAAACAAAATATAGGGACCGGGATTTAAAATTATTTGGGATTTAGAAGTGAGAAAAAATTCTAACTTTTGTCATTGACATTACTCACTACTACGACGATAATGATATTATATCACCCCTATGGTAATGCGTAGGGCGCGGGGCTATCTCGTAAGAGGTAGCCCTTGCTTTATTATGACTCCTAAGCGAACTTTTGTCTACATCGACGGATTTAACTTTTATTACGGTAAAGTTAAAAGTACAAAATATAAATGGGTAGACTTTGGAAAACTTTGCACTTTTCTTCTTCCTAAAGAAAAAAATAACATTATAAAAATTAAATATTATACTGCTATGGTTAAACCTAGGCAAAATGATCCTGGACAGTTACGACGCCAACAAGTCTATATTAAAGCATTAAGAACAATCCCAAATTTCGATATTTATTTCGGACATTTTCTATCTCATCCAATCAAAATGATGCGTTCCGATGGAAAAGGTTTTGTAGAAGTTATAAAAACGGAAGAGAAAGGATCGGACGTAAACTTAGCCTCACACATGATTTTTGACGGTTGTAAAAATGAATATGATACCGCTGTAATTATTTCAGGAGACTCAGATCTTTTAGAACCGGTTAGAATTATAAGAAACGATTTAAAAAAGTCTGTTGGTTATTTAAATCCGCAAAATAATCCTAGTAAAGTTCTTTTACAGAACTGTGATTTTATGAAATCCATTCGATTTAATACAGTTATAAACTCACAGTTCCCGGACACGGTTATAGACAAGGATGGAAACCAAATTACCAAACCACTTGAATGGCATTAATATTTCATATTTCTAATTAAATGCTTCCATCGGTTCCCAGTCCACGAGTTCGAATTCGATTTCTCTTCCGCTCATTTCGTTATTTAAGATACTAAATCCTTCCGTGTTGACTCCACCCGTAAGCATACCCACCCTTTTACCGCTTCTTTTTTCTATGATGAGAATGTCATAGAAATCGTCCGCATGTTCGTCGTTATACGTATCTATTTTGACTACACCTTCTACGGGAATCGTCAAAATATGAAACTCACCCGATGCGGTTCCTTGCCAATCGAGACTTTTTAAACCCTTCGGTTTTCTTGTTCCTAAAGCCTGTATCCTTCCTTGGTTGTTATTGATACTGACTCGAATCGATTTCATAAAACCGACTGTAAGACCGTTGATTTTAACGATTGCGTCATTTCCGGTTAAAACTTTAGGATTGGGTTTTGAACTTTTAGCCATATTCTAAACCTCACTTCTAGCGCCACGTACGACGTCTAAATTCAGTAGGAAGAACATATAGTTGATCGGAGTTACAATCTTACCGTCTGGGAATATAAAATAGATAACGTCACCGTCCCGACGTATCTCAAAATTCTCATCAAAGGCGTCTTCACCCGTATATATATTACGAGTCAACCAACCGTATTGCCTGATATACACATTACGAATCCTTTGTATTACAGCCGTTCGTATATCCGCATCGGTCAGACTTGTCCCGAGAGCTTCCGGATCTGTAGGTATTTCCCCCGTAAAGGTTACGTTTAACCATTCTCTTAAATCCTTTACCAAAGCCAAAGCGGTGCATACGGTCGAAGCTTGGTTTCTAATCAGGTTTTGGGACTGATAGGTTGTGAGTGCGAACTCTATCTTAAAAGGACCGGCATTCGGTTTTTTTGTGATTACAAGACCTCCCGCGCGTAATACGTTTTTAATCTGAGTTTTTGTTAAAATTTCGGGGGCATCCACTATATTCAAATCCTTGAATGTAGCAGTTTCCCTTACGTTCGAGGAAGCTTTAATTGCGTTGTGTAAGACCGCGATCATCCAACCCGGATAAGTTCTTAAATTGATTCGATCTGCTTTGTATCTGATAAGTGGTGAAAACCCGGCCACCATATATTCCGAGTTTAAAGACTTTATATCTTCTATTCTTTCATCAATCGACTTTTCAAGGTCAAGTCCTGCTCCTCCGAACCTTTCATCCGATCCTTCGGCTGAATTTCCGTTTGCGAGTTTATCCGCTAAATAAAGTCTTACCGGTTCAAGAGATGTACATACGTTTATATAAAATCCTTTGACTGCTTCCGTATCAAATACAGTATCAATCGCATCCAGATAACTTTTAGTGGTAGCGGCTCCTGTGACTCCACCCGACAAATACACAAATCCGGAAAGATCAGAAAGTGGTTTTTTATCTTGGGATATGATTTCTAAAAGTCCGCTTGAATTAAAAAATGATTCTTGTCTAAAGAGTAAGGACTTTAAAGTTTGAGGTATTGACTTTACGTCTAAGTTTTCCGTTAATTGTATATGATCGAGTGTGTTAGTTTTTCGATCGGGTTGGGAAAGTAATACGGCCGTATACCCGACCTGACTGGAAATATAGGATACTAACTCAGAAAGTGTCTCATAACTTTTTATATCGACTACTAAATCCTTACTTAGGTCCGTCGATGCCGTGCCAGATAATGTCACTCTTAAAGTAATGCCATCAAAACTCAATATAGCGTTTGAAGCGTTTCCTATGTATTGGATTCTAAGGTCGTTTGCCTCAAGGGTTTGAGAAGTTAAAATGCTTTCGTTGTCGGCGACTTGTAGTATGGTTCCGTTATTTGAGACCCTAAACCGTAGCTGATTCCCTTTAGGCCCCGGGGTTATCGCTTTTACAGTATTCGTTATTCCTAATGTAGTTGCAAAAACTAAAGCGCTTGCGGACTTATTTTGTGAAACGTTGAGTGCTTTGATCGTTTGTGGACCGTTTGCAAACCTGGAGTCTTTCGAGGGAGAGAACGCACAAACTACCGCATCTGCTAAATCCCCCGATCCTAGGATTTGTCTTGCTTCGTCTGGTCCTCCAAACTCCAATACCCTCTTCGTGAGTGGTAGTGATGGATCGTTTGTATAGGGTCCGTTATCGCTAGGTCCTATGAGTATTAGAGTATTAAAATCGGGTGATATTCCCGCACTTTGTGGTTTGGTACGAAAAGCGCCACGAGAACCGGGCTGGATGTATCCACGTCCTAAAAATTCTACTTCACGCGTTCCCACTTACGGCCTCCCAAACCGCTTCAAAGGAAGCGTTTGAGATTGCCTTTAGTTCTCTTTTAAAGTAATTCCGAAATCGGGGAGAGATGATTTTTCCTAATTCTTTTTCTTTTCTGGAAAGAAACTCATCCGGAGTTTCTTTTTTATTCGAGTTGTTTTTTGATTCCTTCTCCTTACCTTTACTTTGTTCTGTCTCCATTCTTTATGACCTTTTTTAAGAGCTTAAGTTTTTAAACTGACTTCTGCTTTTTGACAAATATAGGTCGAATTCCTTTGTATCGGGAAAAAGGAATTTAGGTTTTGTCCTAAAGATCGATTTTGTTTGTACGATTTTAACTTTGATTTCAAAACCCCAAAAAGGTTCGGCAAAATCGTTTGTTGTTAAGTTAGATTCTGTATCTTCGGGTAAAAATACGGTTACACCCGGATGCAGGACAGGTAAGTCGTTTGTCATGAGCAGGGTTAAAGCTAACGAAGAGTCGTATATAAACTTATTTGAATTTCTTCCGCTTGCACCCGATGAAAATCCGGTGATAATTACATCGGATTCGCAGTTAAACTGAAACTGTTGAAAGTATTTGTTACGTGAGAATTCGTCTAAAAAGGATTTTGTGGGTAGTCTTCTAGATTCTGGGGTTTGTGAAATTTCGGTAAGGTAGTTTATAAACTGTGCTGAGTTTTTGAAGTGGTGTTCGCTCAGTCCTAAAACTTGAGTGTGTCTTTCAGTTGCGCATTCAATTCCGATTTTTGGAAATTTAGTGTTTGGTCCTTTATTTGATATTCCTTCCTGGAATAATGGATGACCGTGAATTACCGGTACATTTAAATTTCTTTCTTCAAGTCCTGTTAAGGAAATAAAATTCCTAAAATAGTCTACGACAACGTCTTCCGGGGGTGCGGGGTATGTTATAAAAACGGCTCCTTTATCTTGGCCGCCCTGTCTTCTGACTTCTTCTTCCTTTAAACTGAAATCCATTTAAAGGGAAGCTTATTTTATTTTTAAATTATCGGTTTTTAAAATTTGGAATAGAGTAAATCTATGTTTAGATTTTTAGAAGGAAGAAAGTTATATCACTCCGTGGTCTTTTAGGTCTTGCTCTGTAAGTCCCGTAATCTTTAATACATATTCTAAACTGACGCCATCCAATAACATATTTCTGGCAGTTTCAATTTTACCTTCGATTTTACCTTCGATTTTACCTTTAATTTCACCTTCTTTTCTTAATTTTTCGGCTGTTGTCATGGCTAAATCCTCGTAATCTCTACTAATCTTAGAATGACTGAGTAAATTTGTAATTTCAGTCGGTTCAAGTTCTCTTACATTAAATATATACAAAAACAGTTTTTGTAAAATTTCAACCCTTTTCGATTCGTTTTTTAGACCTGCTAAGAGTTCAAAAACTTCACCTAAATGACTTAAAAAAGAAGTATCCCCTTCCCAAATTTTTTGAACCACTCCTAAAATGACTCTTAGGGTGATACTTTCCAATCGGCTTAGATCCACTTTGGACAGATCGAATAATTCTAGCTCAAAATCCGGAATGTATTTTTTAAATACTTCCTCTTCGTTTTTGGAGAGTATGAATCTATCTTGAAAACTATTTCCTAAAGTCCAAAACCTTTCACCGTGATAGAATACAAACGGAATCACGACTGAATATTTTTTATCCGCCCTATATTGAGACTTGTAAATCGCGGATATATAACCTAATAGTTGACTAAAGACTGCCTCATCCAAATAACTTTTGTGTTCAAATAATAGATAGACGTTTGTTTTTTTCCCGGATTTCAGTGGGATCTGAAAGAGTAAATCGGTTTGTTCTTCTTTTAGGTTTTCCGAAATAAAACTAGATTGTGTAAGTTCTAAACGTTTTAAGTCTAAAAGTTCGATTACATTTTCGGGTAAATTAAATTTAAAAAATGAAATCGCATCCTCTTTGTCCTGTAAAGCTTCCCGGATGAAACGATCATGTGGATTTGTCATATCAGACATGGTATTTTAAATAAATGAACATAATCTCTATTTGTAAAGGTTCATTTTCTTTTTTTACTGAGTAGTTCTTTGATTAAATCCTTAGTATCCAAGGCGACCGCTTTTTTTAACTGTTTGGATTTGAGTGCTTTTTTAACGTCCTCTTTCACTCCGCTAAATACCTTTTGCGCAGGAATGGCCGCTTGAAAAAAATCTCTGCTGCGTTCGTTGACTACTACAAATTTTACAAGAGACCTCTGAACGTTTCCATTTTTGTATCTTTGTTCTCGTGCAAATACATCTCCTTGTCCTGTCATACCAGGGTCTTGTCTGTACTTGTATTTGTTTCTTGTGACTAGTTGACCATGTGCGTTTTCTTCCTTAAAACTTCCTGTCTTTATAATGACTGAATTGATCGTATTTTTTTTAAAAGACAGAGGTGTTCCATCCTCGTTTTTTGTGATTGGAACGATTACATAGGGTCCATTTTTTCCCATACGTGCCCGACTCCCTCCCAGTAAAGATGGCCTCATGTCATACCTAGGTCTCCCCTTTTCAATCACAGCCATATAGTTATATTTTCCCTTGTTTGGGTGAAAAACTCGGTAACCTCCCGGAATTTCCTGGATTAAAATCCCACCTCCCCCACCCGACTTATTTGACATAGCCATTCTACCCCACCAAGATGGTTTTGCGGATAATACGTTATGTGTCCATGATTCCTTAGCGGCTAAGGCTATCGTACTCAGTATTTTTTGAGTTCTTGGAAATTTACCTTGTTTGTAAAGAGTTTCGTAATTCATAAAAAAGGGGTATTACCACCCCTTTAAAAGAAGGATACTGATCGTGGAATCAATTGCTAAAGTCTTACAGGTACGTTTGTAAACACGTGGAATTTTTCAGGAGCTAACTCTTGTAAGACGCTATACCCTTCTACGATTCCAAGCCTTGTTCGTAAAGCACCACCCGCACCATACGGAAACAGTGTTTTTGTATAGGGTAGAAGTTCGGACAAAATTAGAGTTCTTGTTTCGTCACTGGAAGATTTTGTGTTAAAGTCCCCCAAAACCATAATCGTGGTTCCTGGAAGATCCTCGTTTAGATCTTGTACGATCGTAACCGCTCCCACTAAATTCCTTTCCACCGTTTTCATATATAGAATCAAGCTGGAGCTTGGAGTAGTCTCCCTAAATATCACATAACGTGTTTCCAGAATACCTCCTACTCCCGGGGTTATACTTAACTCCGCAGCTCCTCCGTTTGGAATGGATATGTTTTCTACATTGGAAGGACCTGAAAAATGTCTTAAATTCCCAGCACAAACCCGGTAGCTATAATCTCCTACATAGGATCCGGTGAATAAAGAATTAGGAACGGAAGGAATTACAGTAAGGGTAAAACTAGGTGTAGGAGGAGCTTCCTTATCACTCGTCGGCCCTTCTACACGATTTCCGTTTTGATCGTAACGCATAGGAACACCCCATTCATGACTATCCATCCAAATATCATCGTCAAATTGTATAAAATTATTTTTGGAATTGGAATCGATCACACCATATACGTTATTCGACAAGGAAACGTTTCCAGGTGAATAACTGTTATTTTGAACCACCATTCCGGAACCGCTACGATCAAATGTTTGATCGTATAAGGCTTTGGTAGAAGGGTGCATTTTTGCATAATTCGTAAGTCCAAAATATCTGGTACGAATTCTAGACGTAATATATTTCATTTGATCGATTGAAGGTAATGAACCCCTACAATCCGTATAAAATTCATTCCCTAAATTTTTGGCATGGGTTTTAAAACCGTCTTGTTCGTTTCTATTGTGTTTTTTATTCCCGAACCAAAATCGTCGCATTTGGTTTTCCATTGCTCTTTTTAAAGCTGCATTTGACTGTATCAGTTCCGGATCTTGTATATTCTGTACAGTATCGACCACCCTGTTAAAAGAAAATCCTTCCGCGCTATAGTTCACCTCGCTATATATTCGTTCCATCTGTGCGTCTGTGAATGTGGGTTCGTCGGATTGTCCGATATTCGAAGTATGAAACCATCCACCACCATGAGATTTGTACCGGTTATATTCCGCTATGGTTTGAGTAATTTGTCGTCTTGGTACTTCGTTAAAAAATTTAAAATCCTTATCCGTGGAGGCAAGTGCCACAAAAACCTTATCCAAAGATTGCATGGATAATGTGGCACCCGATGAGTTAAAATCTACAAACGGAGAAGCTCCATTCAAAGCCGTGTTTGCCTGAAATCCTTTTTGAATTTCCACTAACTGTTCTAATGTATAGGGTCCTGTCATATTTGATTTTCCTTATATTCTTCGTTACAGAATTTTTGAACTCTTTCGGATAGTTTGTGTGTGGATTCAAAAAAAGAAAGATCCTCGATCCGGCATTTTCCTTGTTTAATTAGCTCAATGATTCTGTTCGAAATTTTGTCTTTATCTAAGTGGCTTATCACACCGTTTAGATTCGATTTTTGAATCTGAGTCGTAACAGGATTTTTTGTTTCGTTTTTTTCTTTGGATAAATTTCCGATTTGGGATTTTAAGGTTAAAATTTCCGTTTTTAGATTCGTATTCTCTTCTGATTTTTCCAAAAGATAGGAAATCGCTTCGGCAAGCGTTTCTTGACCTGCTTTAAGGATTTCGAATGTGTTTTTAACCTCTTCAAAAAATAGTTCTGATTTTTGAATTTTTTCTTCTAATTCTTTCTCTTTTTTTTCTTTGGATTTGGTTTCTTCCTCCGAATTCTCAAAATAAGAATTTACGGTATCTCCCGCAAATACAGTAGCTTCGGCCTCCTCCAAACCTTGAGAAAGTGCCCAAATTTCTATTTTTTCCTTTTCCGGTAAAAGACTCCCCGCTTCTAAAAGTTTTGTCACCTCACCGTTTAATTTTTCCAGATCCGGTTTTGTATCTTGAATATTCGATTTTGATATATTCGTATTCTCAGATACTTTTTCTTTGAGTCGTAAAATTGCGCTTTTAAGCATATTTTTCCCCGTTCAGTTTTAAAAACAATAGATCCGATAACGTCTCTAATTCCTCTCCTTCTAAGTGATATTCCTCAGAAAGTACGGATTTAAGGACAATCGATCCTAGATTCATTTCCTTATTTTTAAACCGATTTGAGATATCGGAGAAGATGGTTTTTAAAAATCGCTCTTGTAGTGTCGGGTCTAGTTCTATGATTTTAGTAAAAAACTGAAGTTTTTTTTCCACTCTTTGAATTCTTTCCACTAATTCTTTCTCTTCTTTTAGGATTTGATTTCGGTTTTTATACCCTTCCTGATTTGAATCCATTTCTTTATCTATGTCTTTTAAAAATACCGCACCTTTTAAAAGTTGTACTGACGTATTCGGGTTATACACTTCTTGTATGGGTGCAATCGCACATTTTTTAAGTTTGATTTTACGGATTTTATTTCCTTGTTTGTCGATGGGTCTTGCGTATCCGGATACGGATGCACCCCATCCGTGAAATCCTGCTTGTAGTCCTTTTCTAATTTCTTCGGCGAATTTATTTTCCGGAAATAAATTTCCCAGGATATACAATCCTTCGTCTGAAATTTTTAAATTTGCGGGAAAATCGTCCTTGTATCCGATCTGTACGGCTCCCCCTATGATCGATTCTATTTTAGATTTTTGTAATTCGACTAAATGAGACGCGGTCAGTCTATTTTGGGATCTGAGTTCTGTGATTTCCTTGTCGATTATATCCGTTAAATGGTTATAATCAAAATAACCCTCGTTTAAGAACTCCTTACGCATCAAAGGGTCTTGGTATGCGGATTTGAGGATAATTTCGCCTTGTTTGTCTTCTTCTTCCGTGGACGCTTTGACTAAAATTTTAATCGTGCCGCTTCTTTCTTCGGGACTTGCTTTTAAGATTTGAAAAGGATGTAAAAATACTGTCTCCATAAAGAAGACTTTAAACGGTTTAAAATCGTATCGGAAAAAAAAGACTTACTTTTATCTATATTCACCCAGTAAAAAACGAAATAATACCTTAAAATAACTACACTGATAAATAATTAAAAAATAACCGGCAGGATGGATTTTTAAACTTTTAATCACTCTTGCAGTAAAACCCATTAAAAACCAGTTCCCGGAAAGATAATAACCTTTTACGGGTAAACCCATGTAGAACAGGTTATATATTACACCTTCCTCTATTTTTAATTCAGGGTCCATAATATATTTTAAGACGTCTGGAACTTTTATTTTTTTCAAAGTTTTGTTTCAATTATGAATCATGTCCCTTTTTTATCGGATGAATTTTTAAATCAGATTTATTTTCTATTTGAATGTATGACTTACTTTCAAAAAGCTTGTTATACTCAATTAATTCCATTTTAATTAGTAGGGTTATCGAATAACTTCTACTGTAGTTTTTGGATTTTTATAGTCCGAAAACCTTTTTTTGTTTTAAAAAGAAGTGATTAAATACGCCTTTAATCTTCCTTTTATAGTATCTTTTGGATTCCAGTAGACTTTTGCTTGAGTCGCCGTATTTACACGATCATAACATTCCACTAAATATATTCCTTCCATCGAAAAGTCCAAACTGGAAGTATCTAACCAAATATCAGGTGATATCGTATTTCCGATCGTTAGAATGGGTAATTCGTTAAAAGCTTTATCCACTTTTACGATCAACTTGTTTACAATCGTTCCTATCGGTAATATTTCGCCTAGGTTGTAACTTCCGAGTGGGCTTGAAAAATCCAATTCCACCACTTGTGAGATTTTTAGACTTTTTTCCTGACTTTCCGTTAAAATTTCATCCGACGAAAACGGACCTAAAAAAGCGGGCATACTTGTCAATATAGCAAAATTGGAATGTATCGGTTTTCTTTTTTACTATCTCTTAATTTCGGATTTAAAGTCTAAATTCGGTCCCCATTTAAAGGAAATTGTCGTATTCGCACGCGCTTGACCTGGGCTAAACTCATCCACTACGTCCGTTATATATCCAAATTTACAGATTTCATTCGTATTGAATGGATATTTTTTTAGAGGATCAATATCGATCTGAAAAGGGATTCCCGGTCTTATGGGTATAAACGGAATTTCAAAACTTCCGTTTGTGATTTTTAATTCCTCTAAATCACAAAATATAGAAAATAATAAATCCCGAATGCTAGAAAGTTCCGTTTTATAATTCTCTTTACTCGATTGTCTTAGATTTTCCTCTCTAAAAATAAGACCCGGGATTTTTACGTGTAAAAACTTTGGTCCAAAAATCGACCGGATCCTATCCTCATACTTAGGTTCTGAAAGCACAGTCCCAAAGGTTTGAAACGTGTTTTGAATCACATGTACACCCGACACTATATTTTCCTCATTTTCCTCGATTCTATAATTTTGAATATCCTCTAAATCGAAACTATAAACCGCATCTATCCTAGAACTTTCTAAGTCCCTGTATTTACCGTCTGTTCCAAACATATAAAATGGAGTAGGTCGAAATATCACTTTGGATTCCTTATTTCCAACGTCATAGGTTTCGAGTCGATTGGATCCGATTTCCCCAAAACTTATTCCCTGTCCGAATACTCCCTCTATATCAAAAGTCTCTAATGGATCTACAAATAGTTCATAAAGTGGCTCACAAAGATAGGACCTTAGTATCTCCCAAAAGTTTACATACTGACCGACTGTAAAACTGGACAATACTTGAGACTCGTATACGAACTGTTCCGTGTATGCCCTTCTCGGTAATAGTATGGAAAGTAAGGCGTTCGGATCGTTTTCAGTTGTAGTCGGTTTTAAGACGTTATGATCACAATATCTTGAAACGTTTAATAGATTACAAAAAAATTCATCCCAAAAGTTTTTAATTAAATCACTAAGTTGTCCCTGTAAAAACACTTTTGTTGCACTCGTTATCACTCCTGCATAAGTACTTTGTGTTCTAGTTCCGGGTCTTCCTTGGGTTCGTTGGTAGTCTATAAAAAAATCTGTGTCTGTTAGGATCGTTTCTAGACTCGTTATATGTACGGATTTAAAAGAATTCGCTTCTGGTGAAAAATCTTTTGTGATTGTCTTAATTTTACCGGAATTGAGTTTTTTAAATCCGTTTGATTTTGATTTACCGTTTGAATTGTCGTAATAGAGTAAAACGATACTTCTGACTCGAAATATCTCCTGAAAACTTTTAGTTTCAAACGTTTTCATTTCCGAAATTGGAAGTGACTCGTCTTCCCCCACCTGTACGATATATTTTTCTTGCCAGGGAATTGTAAGTGTGATTCCACCTCTTCCAGGACTTAAAGATCTTTGTGACCGTATATGAGTCACATATTCCACCGGAAAAAAAAGATTTTCAGAGGAACCGGGAAGCCTGATTTCTATCGAAAACCGTTTAGGTGGAATGGAAATATCGGTTCTTTTGGATATTGATAATTTCTCCATAATATAAATAGAATATAGTTATGTTATATCGGAGGGGAAGTTTTAGAAGGTGGTAAGGGCCCTGGGTTATATCCGTGACCGTGTTCGTTAAATGATTTTTTATTGGAGATGATATCTTTTTCAGACTCGATTAAACCACTAGATTTTATATCCCCATCGACTTCTAAACTTCCGGTAATTTTGGTATTTGCGGTTATTTCTAAATCGTTTAGATTAATCTTTGCTTTTGAGTTTAAAAAATCGATTTCAAGAATTACTGTCTGGTCCTGGTCATACACCTCTATCTTATTTGTGGTTTGTCTGGTTAAATAACCGGATTCATGAAAATCGATTATATCTTTTTCAGGATTCAAAAAAGGATATTTTCTAGAAAACTCGTTTAGGTTTAATAAATCGGAATCTTTGGTCGGAAAAGGAAATACTTTCGTAACTACGGGACTACGATACGAACCTCCTATAAACTCGATTAAAACGAGTTGATTTTTTTTGATCCCATAAGCCCTACCGTGCGCTTTTCCATCCGGATATAAAAAGGGACCTAACGTTCTTACCTTTAAAAAGATTTCTCCGAAAGTGGTGAGTACGTTCACACGAAAACGAGGAAGTACTTCGGTAACGGTTGCAAACATACTAGGTGTAATTTTTGAATCCTTAGAATGCGGTTTTTGTTCAAACTCAAATGTGTCGTTTGTAAAGTTTCCCCTCATACGGATAGTATATAACTAGTTCCGGTTATCGACTCTATCTTTATGTTAAAATAATACGTATCCTTTTCCTGTAGAGTATTCAAAAAATTAACCGTTTTTACCCTAGGGTCTGATCTGAATTGACTTAATATATTTTGAATGTGTTTATTTTTTAACATTTCGTCTAAAATTTCCCCCGGTAAAATCGGATTACCTAACGTTTTATCCGAAAGATAAGAACCTTCCACCATGTCGATTATATCTAACTTTTCGTTGACTAACGCCTCATCCCCCATAACCAAAGCGAGATCTCCAGTAGGTGAGATTTCAATTCCCCTATTTTCGTTTAATTTTAGGTCACACCCGATAATTGCGATTTCTAAATCTTTCGGATTCGGGTTATCGGGTAAGGGAGTATATATATTCGTATTTTTTCCGTAGGGAATTTTAATCGCCCTTTTGTCTAAATTTACAGTATCCCTACTCATATTAAATCTTGCTAATGCTTGACCTAAGTTTTTATCTCCTAATGTTTTTTCAGCTACGTTTTCCCAGCTATCACCTGGACTTACTTGATAGATTTTATATTCGTTGTCTATGGATGAAGTATTCAAAAAGGCTTTGATTTCTGTTAAAATCTCTTGAATTGTAATCGTATATCTATACACGTCGTTATCGATCCAATCGCTTAGATCCGCGTTGGGCTGTAAGGACATCGCCTCGATGGATCCGGAAGAATCCACAGGGATTAAAACTTGTGCAATTAAACGAGTTAAGGAATTGGAATCATTGATTGCAGTATCTAGGTTTTGTCTAAATTCAGCCTCATGACTTGCGGATTTTTTAGAAGTAATCTCTATTTTCTCCAAAATTTCGTCTTCGCTGAGTCCCCTTTTTTTGGTTTTGATTCCTAATTCGTTTTTAGCGTTTTCGAATGTTTTTCTTGCTAGTTTACCTTGTGTATTAAATTGATCCTTCATCCGCGGCCAGGACGTCAGTACCCTTTTTGTAGAACTGGCAAATACTTGTACTCCGTTTGCAACTCCTAGTAAGGCACCTGATAGTTTTAGAGGTAGGTTGACTATATTTTCCAGCTCGTTCATAAGCCCGGATATGGTTCTAAAAACGTTAAAATTGGATCTTACCGATTTACTTGTGATTTGTGTTTCTAGTTCTTTTACGGTTACAAGGGTAAGAGAATACTTGTAAGTATTTGTATCGGAAACGGATCTTGAAATCGTAAATCCGTTATTTGGTATGACTACCTCTACGATTCTATTCCTGTCGTAATCTCGAAACACTAAAGCATGCGTTCTAAAACTGAATCTTTTTTCATAAAATAGGGAAACGATTTTAGAAGCTTGGGAATCGTTTGAAGTATATTCTACCCTTTCTAAACTTTTACTATAATGGAGTAAAAACATAAAGTCCTGGAATTCCTGTAGACCCGATCGAAAGTCTCCCCCTCCAAAACTCAAATAACTGCTTCTTAATTTGTTATAATAACTTGTAAGCTGATTTTTAACGATACTTTTAGCGGCTGTAAATGCGGACTGTACAAATCCAGATCCTCCCGAAATAGAACTACTCGGTTTTGAGGGGAGTCCTAAATGGTAGATATGAAATTCACCCTCTAGTTTTATTTCGTGGTTATCGGGTCCGTAGTCTATGACTACACTCGAACCGAACGTTTTAGAAATACTGGTTCTATACTTAAAATTTTCAGTATATGTTAGGGGTCCGTTTACAAAAAAATATTCGTTACTCTCGATTGTATTTAGGTTATAGTCTCCGTTTTTTTCTTTTTCATAAAAGGCAAACGAGAATACGTTTTGAGGCTCATACGAATTGAGTCCTAAAAGTGTATTTACACCCGATTGAGCAAGATCCGTGATTCCCACTTTTTCTATATTGTATGTAAATTGTCTTTATCGGGAATTTCCCGATAATTGTTTTTTGAATATACATTCAAAAGTTAGTGGCCCTACCTTACATTCCCAAAACGGAAACAGAATACAGACTAGCAATTCAAAACTATCTAATCGCTTCAGGTTCCAGGCTTTCTAATTTTAATCCGGGTTCTCGTATATATACCTGGATCTGTGCGATTGCAAGCGTCTTAGCAGAAGGAGATTTAAGAACCTTAAACGGATTTGATTATTCGATCCGGGAAGGAATATACAACGCATTAGGTTTTAATAGACTTCCCGGTCTAAAATCAATCGGTATCGTTCGAATAGAATATAAAGACCACTTAGAAAATATAGAAATTCCTATTTTCACTCTAGACCTTTTTGGTCTTTTATTTGAATCCATATCCCCCGTTACTCTTTTAGTCGGACAAGAATATTTAGAAATCGAGATTAGGGCCAAAGAACCTGGCACAGACTACAATATTCGTAGACTATCCATCAATACGGAAGAGGGATTAGGTTCTTTAAATATTCAACTGCCTACAAATACTAGGGTTTGGAATCCGAGTGATTTTACGGGAGGTAGCAACAAAGAGACCGAAGAAAGTAGACTTAAAAGATTTAGAAATTTTATCATTTCTCTGGGTAGATCCACTCCACTCGGTATCTATACGGCCGTGATTTCGATTCCTGGGATTGCGGGCGCTCAAATCACGACGAATAAAAATCCGTATTCCGGTACTCTTGAATTTGGTTGGATCAATATTTATGTATCCGATGGTACCTCAAACCCACCCCAAAGTCTTTTGAACTTGGTTTTAAAAACCATCGAAGGGGACTTAAACGATCCTGATAATTTTCCTGGCTATTCAGCAGCCGGTACTTGGGTAAACGTTTTTAAAATTCCAGTTCTTGGAATTACAGTTCGTTTTCGTCTGGAGGTTTTAAATATCTCTCAAGTTTCCTTAGAGGAAGCGAGTACAATCGCAACGAATGCACTTACCTCCTATTTAAATACTCTTTCCATCGGTTTTGACGTTTTACTCAAACAAGTTGAGGCGACGATTCTAAAAAGCCATTCCGATTTTTATAAAGTAACGATCCTAGAATTCTACGGTAAACTTGCAAATCAACCAGTCCCAAACCCGATTCCGTTTCCCAGTGACATTTCGGTTCCTCCTACCTATCTTCCCCGTACGGGAGGATCTTCCCTAGGTGTAATTACATGCGAAGTTTCTAAAGTAGATTCGTTATGAATAAATTACTCGATAAGCTACCTCAGTTTAATCCGACGGACCCAACCTTTCAAAGTCTTTGGGGAAATCTAGATAGACCCGAACTTTCCCCCGTTACGAATATCAACGATATAAACAAAGGTGCCCTCTATAACAGTGTGGAATGGCATTTATCCTTTCAGGAGCTTACTTCTAAGTGTTCCACTCTCACACAATCGGAGGGGCGTTTTTTGACCAAATGGGCAAACCTTTTAGGAATCGAAAGACCGACCGGAATGAACGATCCCGAATTTGTGGGATATATCCTAGGTTATGTGTTATCAAACGAACCTACTCTTACAAAAATCTCTCAAATTTTCCAAAGACCCGATTATGCGGTTTTAAGGTGTAACGAACTTGGATTTACAAGCGACGTTTCCGCAACCGATACGGGTCTTTTTCTTCCGGGTCCTAACACAAAAGCGGTCTCAAGTATCGTAACCCCTCTATTAGGAGTTAGTTATATACTCGTAGAGGATTTCTCATCCATTTCCAACGTTCAAATCACGGAACTTAATCGTATCTTAGCGGCGGGTACTGCCGTATACATAGGGGCTAAAAATGCAGACTGAAATTTCACTGACCAGTAACGAAATAAAAACATACTACCAAAACGTATTCCAAAAGATCAGTGCCGATGACATAAACAGGCTTTCAGGAGCTTTGGGTGACGATTCCTATGTTCGAATTCTTTTAACTTCGATCCTTTATAGTATCGGTAGAAATACCGACACTGCTATCGGTTTTCAGGTAAGATTACAAAATCAAAATACGATTTCAGTCGATAACGGTATTTTCATAAAATCGGATTCTGTTTATATTTTTCCGGAAATCTCCCTTACTCCGAACCCGAATTCGGTTGTAGGTATTTTTGAATTGGAATTTGAATCCGTTTTGACGGATGAAAAGTCCGTCGCCGTTTTTAACTCTCAAACGGAAAGATTTCAGCCACAACCAAAACCCACTCGTAAAACGTATAGAACCCGTCTTTATGAGCAATGGTTAAATACGAACGGTAATCCTTTAATCACTCAAAATAGAATCGGTCTTTTAAGATATACGAGAAACGGTGGAAATATTACAAATCTTGTAAGAACTCTTCCCGTATATGATCCGAAACTTGTAGGCGTAGACGTCGTTTTAAATCCGAACATATTAGATAACACTTCCTTATCCAGTGCTATAAACTGGCTTTATAATTATATAGAATCCAAAAACTTCATTAAAACCACTCCTTCACCCGGATTTGATAACGCTAATTTTAGGATCAGGACTCAAGGAAATTTTGCGTATTGGAGTAAGGACGAGGGAGCAAACTGGCTCCCTTTCGCATAACCCCACCTTTTGGCCCTTCCTCACCCGTAAGCGGTGCGGGAGGTCATTGGGTGGGGAATTTTGGTTCGAATCGTTATGACGTATATCCAAAAGGTACCTATTCTGTGGGAGATACCTGGCACGTCGTGGATGCTCATCTTGATTATGGTACGACAGTAAACGACTGTGATCTGTGCGGCGGTTATGATTCCTGCTATCCTCTAGGACCTTGGTTTACTTGTCCTGATTGTCCTGGAGGATACTCACAATCTACAAGTATCGGTCTTTGTTGGACGGGTGGTGGGTTTGTATTTTGTTGTACTTCCACTTGTTGTAGACATCTATGCAATTCTTGTTATATATCGAATTGGTATACTCGGTATAGAGTTTTGAAATACGAATTTTTTACCTGGAAACTACTTTCCACATACCAAATTCAAGGGCGTTTTTGGAGTTAAATATATGAATGAAAAAAAAGATTTAGATCTTCGTTTAGAGATTTGTTTTGCTTGTCCTTTACTTCTGAAAGGTTTCCTTTTGGAGCGTTGTAGCGTTTGCGGTTGTTTTGTTAGATTAAAAACAAAATTAAAATATGAGTCTTGCCCGATTAAAAAATGGATGTAAGGATATGAGTTGTTGTGGAGGTAAAACAAACACTATGAATCAGGATTTAATTTTTCAACAAATCGGGCAGGTTACTCAAATTGCCAAAAACAAAGGATTATCCGAAAAAGACGCATCAAACGAAGCGTATACATTTGTTAAAGGTCTACTATCTAAAACAAGTGAAATCATTCAAAAAAACCCTAGTTTAAATAAGGAACTCATTTTTCATCAAATGTCCACACAAGCTTTCGGTCTCTATCATTCTAAAGACGAAACAGAAGAGATTTTAGAATCGGTTTTTAAATCCATTTCGGAACAGATAAATTTGTCTAAAATTCTTTCGCAAGAGTTTTCAAACCTAAAATGAGCATAAAAGAGTTTTTTAAATTTATTTTTTCCGCAAGAGTCACCTCTATCGTATTGTTTAAAAAAAAGAAGTTCAGTTTAATTTTTAGAAACTATTTTTCCCTAGGCTTGATCGGTTTTCCGATTCTTTCTTGTAAAATAGAAAAACAGTTTCAATCCCGTTTTAAAAGTTTTTCTGTTGCATTATTCGGTTTAGAAGTAGTGATTCTTATTTTTTAAATTATTAAATTCGTATTGAAAGCTTTCTAAACCTATTATTTTAATTAAAAAATCAATATGAAATTTAGAATTTTATCTCATCATATTTTTTATAAATTAATCTTTATTTTTTTGTTTTCTTTTTGAATTACAATCACAACCCAAAGAAGAGATAATATATAAAAATCTTTCCGTTGTATTTAGAAATACCAAAAGAAATTGGAAAGTTAAAAAAGTTTAGTAGATTAAACCTACGGTATAATCCAAATTTAAAAAAACAGAGAAGAATATCCGAAAATTATTTCTGAATCAAAAAATAAATCAGATCCGTTAGTTATCCAATACTTGATTTATATATATATCAGAAGCAAAATTAATCATTTCTTCCCAGCTATTAAACTTCGTATTTTGACTTACAAAAGCATCCCAATCCGGGCTTTTTTCTAATTTCGTAAAATCATCCTCAGAATTTATTACAAATCCGGAAGAGCTAAACATTTCCTCTACGCTGGAATAATCCGTATATTTACTCATGAATTCAGTAGGAAATAATTCTAAAAATCCGATTTCCTTCTTTTCAGATAATTTTTTAAGATTATTTTCAAGATTTTTTAAACCATTTTGAAATTCGTCGAAACCCTCTAACTTTATCATATAAAAAACTCCTAAAGAATAGGACCGAATTTGATCTTTGCCGAACATTTTGTCAATTTTAGAATTTAATGTTTTAAAATATAATAATTGATTATATATCTCCAACAAAAACAGGGACTATTTTTGATTCTTGAAATTACTCAATTATTCGCATTCTTTCTGTTGCAAAAACTTTTCGTAGTCCCCGAGCAAATTCTCTTTTGTTATAAACTCTATAAGCCTATCTCTATCCTTAAATCTTTTGTCTACATTCATTAAAATATCATCAAAAATAGAATGAGTTAATTTTTGAAAATACAGCCCCTCCACAAGAAGGGCCCTTAAATGTAAAACTTCCGGGTGGTGTATAAAATGTTCCTGGTTCATATATTTTTAATATACTCAAAATATTCGGTATCGGTTGACTAAAAAAGAAATGGAATTATCCTCAATTTCTTTTAGTTTTGTCTGTTATGGACTTAAGTAGTTTGTAGAGTTCCGTTTTTTGGACTTCTATGTTTTGGAAATATTTACGTTCCTTTTTTAAAATAAAACGTAGATCTAAAAGTTTTGATTTTAAAATTTCTACTTTTGGGTTTATAAATTCTTTTGGAATATCCTTTTTATTTAAAAAAAATTGAAACCCTTCTTCGTCTAATGCAACAATACTCCCAAGACCCTTCCAATTTTTAGGATAGTGTTTTAGATATGCTTTTTTAGCGTCCTTTTCACTTCTAAACCCTAACATCAATTTATGCTCGTCAAAGTTTCCATCCTTGTCTTTTTGATTGATTAGGTAGTATGTATTCTTATTTTTTTCAGGCCCAAGAAATACTCCTATACCTTCGTCACCGCTAGATTTTTGTATATATCCATAGTCAAAAAATAACTTACACTTCCAACGTTTTCCATTCGAATCAAACCCTTCCCGATAACTTCCCTTTTCATTTTCAATTTTTACTACTATCGCATTTTCCTCTAATAGAGAGGATTTTTGTAGAAGAAAGTCATCGGATTCTTGATTTTCTAGATTTGTGTTTTTAAGGATCTCTACCAAATCCAAAGCACCTAAATTTTTGAATTCTTTAGAGAGTGCTATTTTTGCTTGGGGTGAGAGAGTTTTTTTGGAAGACTGAAATACTTTTTTTAAACAAGATTTTTGAAGTAAGTAAAGTTCTTCTCCAACCTCCTTGTCATCATCCATGACAGTATCTTGCCAATAGGTATTTTCCTTTGTCATGGCAAGGTGGACCTTATCTAAAATGATTTCCGCTAATTCAATTGTAATTTCTTCTGTTTGTAATACCTTCAAAAAATCTTACAAAATATCTTTAGGGGTTATGATTTCTTTATCCTCATAGATCACTTTTTTAAATTCTCTTTTTTGGTCCCTATCGAGAGAGGAATAAAAAGCTTTGATACTTCCGGTTTGTAAATTGTTTCCATAGGGTAAAACCAAAACGATTGGATTTATTTTATGAATTTGTCGAAACGGTTTTACGACTAACCTTTCCAATTTTTCCACTATATTCAAAGTATTGATTGTTCTTGGATCATAGTAGAGTAACATCACTTGACCTGGATTTTGAGTTTGTAACATTAATTTTTGATAATATATAGTAACCGCAAGCCGGATCATTCCAAAAAGATAAATTGGAAAAACAAATAGTAGTTTTAGTTTTTCCCTGATTTGTACTAATATTTCTTTTAGTGAATTTTTACATACCTGTTTCATTTTACTTTTATTCTCTCGTATTTAAATTGGACAGCGGTTTCATCCTGAATATTTTAGGTTTGTCCCTATCCTCTCCGCTTCCGGATTCTATAAAGCCGGTAATTCTAAAACTAGGATGATATTCGTAAATGATACTATATCCGTTTTTAGGTTTGTCGTTCTTCCACTTGATTTTAGAATCCCCAAAAACTTGAAAGTCCTGTCCTTGAATGTGTTCTTTAATAGAGGACTTTTCTTTTGAGATGATTTTTTCCACTTTTCTAATCGGTGAATAGGATACTTTGTCATAGCTACCGAATTGATAGGGGATAAACTCAGAATGTGTGAGTGTAGAGACAAGTAAGGTGATTATATCCCCTTGGCTCAAGTTATATCCTACACCCATTACGGCCATAAGTTCGCCATCGTTAAAAGTTATTTGGCTATTTCCAAAAATCTTTTTTGCGTCCTGTTCGTTACGGAATGTCTTGTATCCTACCTTTACCGGATATATAATCTTCAGTTTTAATCGAAAAAGTCCGTTGACCCTATTTGGAAACTGGATCGAATTGAGTGTAAAACCGGAACATTCCACACAACTTGTCTCTCCTAAATCATTCACCTTAAAAATTTCCACGACTCCTACGATTGCACCTAATGGTAATTTAGGAGAAAGAGAATATTCGTTCTCTCCAAAAGCTTCCACCGTGATTTCCTCGATCATGGAAATCTCATAGTGAAGTAAAACTGCATTCCAAAACTTTAATGCTTCTTCCACTTCGATATAATCTTCGTATATCCTTTTAATCGTCAGGGGTTTATGGGTTTCTCTTGAGATAAGATTTAAACTATGAACTTTATGAATGGGACTAAACCGGGTATATACCCGGTTATGTTCCACCTTGTAGGCTAGTTCTTCCTTTATTTCCAAGGTCTCTTGAAAATTACGTATGAGTCCGTCATAACAAAACTTACAATCCGGAAGTCTTTCTTCTGTCGGACAGGGACAGGGGGTCAGTCTATACCAAAGACAAGACTCCCCTCTTCTCTCCAACATTTCTTCATTAGTTAAAGGGGTTAAAACGTTCGGTTTTGTGGTGATGTTAAAGGGGGAAATACCCCCTTTGCCCGTTTTTCTCAAACCCTTTTCAGTCTTGTAGCCTGGGTTACGAACTCTTGATGTTTTTTGTCGTAACCTTTTCTAAGTTCGAATTCCACCCTTAAACCAATCGTTATGTCTTCGTTTTTGATCGATGAATATTTAGCGTTAAAAAAATATTCCCTACCATTTGATTCGATAAAGCCGTAACCTCCTTTATTGACGTTACGATTCCAAGGGATATAACGAATTACGTTTCCTGTTAGATTGTTTTTAGTTTCCAAGCGATATAATTTGAGAGCCAGGAACGTTCTGGTTCCATAGCGCACGTAGGTTCCTCCCAGGTCCCTACCCTGTAAATTACATCAGACTTTGTTATCGGGCCGTATTTTTTTTCTAATCGGATTCTTTCCCTGTTTGCTTCCATGTTTTGTTTAAAAATTTCATCGGTTCTCAGCCTTTCTTTTGCGTCTCTAATCTTACCTTGTCTAAATATTTCACTAACCTCGTCGTCTTCGTCCGTTTCTTTGAATGTGAATGTTTCGTATTCATGGGAACAGTTTGGGTGTAACGGACAACAGAATTGATAGTCTTTGAATTTTAGGTTTGCATTATTTTTTCCGAGCCATACCGCTATATTTGTGATTGGATCTCCGCTAAACTTATCACCTCCTAGAAATTTGAGTCCTAGGCTCTGCATATATTGGGGATCGTTTAAATGTTCTTCGGATATAAAAACCCGCGCGACTAGCCCTTTAAATTCAAGACACTTGTCACAACTGACAGGACGTAAAGTTGTATTCGCCAAATTGTTAGTAGTTTCCTCCTCCAAACTTTACATACGAAGGAGTATTTTTTTCGTTTATAAGGTAGAGTAGTTTTCCGTTGTTAAAATTTATCGATAGTTCCGTGTATGCAAAACGAGTCATGTCCCGGTTTAAGTGATTTGTGACTAACTCTTCGTATTCTTTTTCTCTTTTACTTCTTTGTTCTTCCGAGATATTTTCTTCGAATAAACCTAAAGCTTTTTTGATTTCTGTGTCGTCGGGTGAGAGCATCAAACTTCGGATTTCCTCTTCGGTTGCGTTTCTTTCCAGACATTGGGCGATCTGTTCCCTGTACGTTTTAGTGATGAGCTCATACGCCTTACCTTTTCTTTCCCCGTTATGATCATAGATCGCAAGCCACTCTGCTCCTTTTGATTTTCCATAGAGTAGACCGTAGGTTTGTTCGTCGGTTAGATGGAGTGTTTCTTTAAGTGCGTCTATATCCTCAAGTCCGGGTAAATTGTATGTTTTGGAGGTTTCTGAAAATTCAGGCAGTGTCATTTTTTTTAGATCGTCTTCATACTCCCCTTTTTCAATTAAAGCCTGTGCTATATATCCAAGGATAGACGTTTTATCCCTGAGTTCCAAATAGATCCGATTCCAGTCATTCGCCAAAAAATCAAAAATTTCCTGATCCGTTGTCTCTAAATCCTCTCGTCTAACAACACCTTGGGGAAATTCTAACCTGTCTTTTCTTTTTGAATATGAGCTATAATCCGTAAAAGGATCAGGTTTGATTTCAAGCTTTCTAGGATAGTAGGTAGGTCTTGATAGTAGTTCCCCGAAAAAACGTCTTCTTAAAACCCCCATCACATCCGACCAAAGTGATTTTTGGACGATTATCTCTAAATTATGATTACCTAATACTGTATATTGCAGACCTAAAAAATAATAGAGTAAGGCATAACTTAATTCCCTAAGTACCCTATATTCCGAGAGTGGGGATTCTCTTTTCATGATTTATTGGGTAAGTAGTTTATCCAATTTCCAAAGAAATATATGGAGAATCGTGTCTCTGTCGGAAATATTAGATATTGATGATACTAGACTATCATAGAGGGTTTGTCTTCGTGTTTCTTTCAGATTTAAAACCAGGTTTGAAATTTGGGTTTCTTCTTGTGCGGGCCTAAATCCCTTCTCATCTAAATATTTATATAACTTGATCAAAAAAACATAAAATAACGTGTCTCTTGGTTCTTTATTTAAGACCCCGGATGTAAGTTGATCGTATAGAATTTGTCTGTTTTTTTCCTCCAATTGTACGATCCATTTTGATAGTTCGAATTTATTTTCCGTTTCTTCCATTGGTTTTTTCCTACGTTTTATTAACTTAAATTCGAATATACTTCCCCTTTCATCTTATCGGGTTTTAAAAGTATAGGATTACCTTAGAAAATTTTGGCCTACCCCATATCTTTTCAGGATCTCTTTTCTTAAATTTTCAAGCGTCTCTGGTTTTTGTCTTCGAATCTCTTTTAATACGTCCTCTTTTTTTCTGGTTATGATTAGGTTAGATTTTCCCACAACTTTCAGTGCGAAATACCTAAGTGCATCCATTGCGTGATTATTATATTTGATCGGGATTTCTTTTGGGTTTTTTCCTTCTTTTGGTTCCTCCCAAGAGTATATGGAAAATTCCTCTAAGGTATGTACACACGTATCAAAAATTCTTAATTTGATTCCTTCTTTTGCTTCTAAAAGTTTGATCAAGGCTTGAATTCCCGTGGCTATATCCTTTTCAGCCGCTATGGTTAAATAACCACATTCCGCCATAGTGGCCCTGTCTTCGGAGTCATGATCAGCTATGATAAAGAGGTTCGGTTTTTTACTTTTATTTAATGTTTCACAGTGTACCCTTACCGTTTTTTCTGTTTGGTAGTGTTCGTTTGTTAAATACCAAGTTTCATTGGACTGATCATAATAAAGCCAGAGAAACACAAACGGATTTGTATATCCAAAATCAACCACACCCGCGCTGTCCCAAGTTTGTGGAATCTCGAACGGTTTTACGATCGCTTGTTCGTAGTTTTTATAGACAAGTCCTTCTACATCCACCCATAGCCCTTTATACAACCGATCCCTTTCGATTCCTGTGAGCTCCGATAACAGTAGTTTATATTCTTCGGTTAGATATGGATTATCAAGTGGAGTCCAAGACCTCCGGCTCATTTTTCCCATTCTTTGAATACTTAGTGTTTCACAAGTTTCCGGGTCTTGTTTTAAAACGAAATATTTGTAAATCCAGTGGTAACGATTTCTTGGATTACAATCGATTATGATTTTATTATTTAAATCCGGTCTTACGAATGAGAGTCTTGTTTTTAATTTTTGATAGGTGGAATAGGAAATTTGTGTAGCTTCGTTTATAAAGATCGTATTAAACTCGGTTCCCATGATCTTTTCCACTCTTGTGGAATCGTCAAGACCGGCCGTATAGATTTCGGAACCGTTTTGTAAAGTGATGATTAATTCGGATTCATTGAGTTCATAGTCCCTCCCCCTTCTAAATCCCATGTCCTTGATACAAGGAAGGATCGTTTGTCTCCATACGGACATTTTTAAGTGATTGAGTCTAAATCTGGCGATTAAGTGACGAGACTCCTTAGACAAAAACGCACGGGATAGGATCGATTTTATGACAAGGTACGTTTTTCCGCTTCTGGCTCCGCCGTCATAACAGATTTCCTGAATGTTACTGTTCGCCCAGTCTTCTTCTAAGGCAGTACACTGTTTTTCGGAAAAGATCGATTTTTTCGAAATTACATTTTTATGTATCTTCTTGTATTTGATTTCTTGTAGTTGTTTTTTTGACACCTACATGATCTTTACCGAGTAACTTTTCAACCGTTCCGGGCGTTTCCCCTACCCCCGTTACGATTTGAATGTTGACTTGATTTTTTTCTTCCGAGTTATTTTGTTCCGTTCGAATTGTATCAGGGACCGATAAAGATCGGAGTAACTCTTTTATATGTGTGTATCTTGATTTACTTAAAATTGATAATTCTAAATTCGAAGTTTTAGGATTTGTCATTCTTGATTTGTAAATTTCTAAGTATTTGGTCGCCTCCATATTGATTTTTGTGATTGCATCGGCCAAATTCGTCAAAATTTGGAGGTCTGAAACTACCCTTAAATTTCCTGAAATTTCCTTACGATCAGTATTCCATGAGTTGTATCGTATCAGATTGTCCAACTGTTTGTAACCAAGGCCGTATTTCCTACAGATACTTTCTCTTGAAGTCCCTTGTAAGTATTCCTTACGTAAAATCTCTAATTCTTTTTCAGAAAAAATTACGTTTTTTTTGACCCCACTTCTTTTTTTAATCCTTAGCTTTCCATTTTTAGCCGGTTCTTTTTTGGCTTTTTTCTTAATTTTCGGCATTTTTTTAAGACACTAAAATCATATTCGTTTCTTCTAAATTGTTTTTAGCCTCTATACAAGACCTTTCGTCTAAATCAATTCCCAAAAAGTCTCTTTCTAGTTTTAGAGAAGCTTTTCCTACGGTTCCTTCCCCCGTAAAAGGATCTAGGACGGTTCCGTTTTTTTTAGTTCCCGCTAATATACAAATCTCAAACAACTCGATCGGTCCCACTGCCGTATGCCTTGTTTTGGAATTTGGAGTCGGTATTTGCCAGACACTTCTTCTTTTTGCGGTAAACTCGTTATCTTTGATTTTATTTCTTAAGATTCTTTTTTGAATAAGAGTTGGATTTTCTGCTTTTGTGACTTCGTAATTTTTAAGTGACTTTGAATTCTTTACTAAAATTTGTTCCAGTTTTGTTTTTGGATCGATTCCATTGACTGCAAGTGGAACCGATACGTTTTTAAGATTTAGATAAAATTTCTTTAAATCCAATACGAAAAACAATACGTATTCGTGCGAATTCGTAAACCTACGATTTACGGACTCCGGTTTACAAGAACCTATATTTCCGTTTTTGGTTGTGATCGATTTTGCCCAAATGATTTCCTGTATATAGTAGTATCCAATACCCTCCATCATATCAATAAACTGACTCGGTATTTTTAATGCCTTTCCCCCTTTAAAAGTTTCTCCTATATTTACGAATACCGTTGCATTGATTTTCAGTAGTTTTTTAGCCTCTTTGAACACTTTCTCTAAATTCTTTAGATAGTGTGTGATACTATTTTCACAACCGATTTCTTGATTCTTTTCAGGGTGTAATTTTTCCAAATAATCCCTCTTTTGAAAATAGGGAACAGAGGTTACTAAGCTATCGATTTTGTTTCTGTATCCGGGAACATACGTCAACTCTTGTAAAATTTTTGAGGAATCGCCTTGTAGGATTTCAAAATTCATGCGATCCTCTCGTAACAATAACTAGCAATCGACTCGAACAGGTTTTCAGAGCACTGCCACTTTCCCGATTCCAGTTCCGCAAGGTAGGACTGTGAATACCCCAATGCCTGTGACAGCTGAAACTGTGTAAGCCCTGCGTCTATTCTTAGCTGTCTGATTTGTTGTGCGGCTTCTAGGTTTTCTTCTTTAAAGTTTTTATCATACCAGACAGATCTCGCCGCCTTGGCACTTTCGTGGATTATATTTCTTAACTTTCCTACCCATTCATAACTTAGATTTTTGCCGCTTACGTTTAAGAGATAGTTCCCGTTAGATAATCCTGAGAGATTGATCCTTAGATTTTTAATCCTCTTTTTGGACCAGAGTGTTTCCAACTCCTCTAAGTTCACGACTTCCGAGTTTTGATTGTGGAATTTTTTTAGATCCGATTGAATCGTTTGTAGGGAGAGGGATAATTTTTTGGAAACTTCCTCTATTTTATTCTTATTCGTGAATTTGAGGTTGAGTATTTCAGGACAATAGATCTTATACACCCTTAACCTCGCCTTGTGCCCTATATGAGGTTTTAATATATTTCTTCGGATCAAATAACTCAACTCGTCTTCCGGATTGACTTTATATCCGCTAATCTCGGTCCACCCTAGTCGTTTTACCGCCTCTACCCTATGTTCTCCTGATAGACAGAGATAGTTGTCATTTTGAAAATCATATTTTACGGATATTGGCTCGTGTAGCCCCTCTTTTTGTATGTTACTAGATAATTCCCTTATATATTCCGGTTTTCTTTTTTGGAATAACTCGTTATTTTTTTCGTGATACCTAATTTTGTGAATCGGTATCTGTTCTATTTTTAAATTGTTTTTGATTTCGTGTAAGAATGGTAATTCTTGCATACCCTTTGTTATTTTTTTCTATTTAAAAGAGTCCTTTCGTTTTTTTTAATCCTTAAAAAAAAATAAGGACTCTTTATTTTTACGGATGTAGTTTTAACAAAGTATGATTACGCGTTTTTTATTATCCCCACGTTAGTTTTGGCGATTAATCTTCTCCCTCTTTTTTAAGCCGCTTTACCGTTTTTCCAAACTCTCGTTTTTACGGGTCTGTAGTTCGTCTTTCTCGAATATACGTATTTTTGTACGGAATACTCGATTCCTAAAGGTGCGGTTTTTTGTAACTCTATAGCCTTCTCAATCGCTCTTTTTAAGCCGTCGTTTCCGGTAAAATATTCATGACCCGCAGATCCCCAAATTCTTGGGGAGGTGCTTGTTGGTTGAATGTGTTTGTAGATATGATATTCTATTCGTTGGTCCATATTAACACTTTACGCCACGTCGTCACAACCAACCTTTGGGGATTTTAGTATTCGGATTGCATCCATATATCTGATTGCATCACGGCGGTCCATATAGAGGTGTTCTTCGTCCTTTTCTCTCACAAAAAACGTATCTGTTTCTTCTAAGGGTTTTGGAACTTTATATTCTTTTTCTTTCTTGTACGAAATCGGTTCTAGTACATTTTGGTTGGTTAAATTTAAACGGCTCATGCGGCACTTCCCTGCGAATTTTCTTTCCCATTTTCAATTGTAGTCTTTTTAATTTCTGAGTTCTGAATAAGATCCGGATACACTTCGTTTACGAATTTTTCATACAGTATCTTTTTCGTTCCTTCGTATTTGAGAGGATCTGAGTTTTGTTCGTAATATTCTAATTGTTGTTTAAACAACTTTGTCTTACCCCACACTAAAAAACATTTGTAAGGATCTAGGTTGTTTAACTCTTCTATGGGTGTTTCTTGGATCGTCTTACTCTCGTTATATTTGGATTCAGTTCGTAATGATTTATTTTGTTGTTCATTTCGCTTTGGATTTTTTTCAGTAGGTTTTACTTTTCTTTCAAATAACCTAGACCAAAACTTAGAGATGGATTCAGGACTCAAAGACTGCTCATACCAAAACTGGGGATCTTGTTTTCTTAGTTGGATGAGGATTTGAATTTTACTTTCAATAACGTTCCATTCCCCTTTAGAAAACTCAAAGAGTGAGCTTAATGCTTTTAGTTCCGAGTCCGGTTGTCCCATTTCACTTCCATGTTCTTTTAAATAGTAATCCTGAAATTTAATAAGCCAAGCAGCCGGAAATTGAAAACGTGGATTCTCTTTTTGTTTGTGCTGATCTTGATTGTGTTCTTCTCTGTGCGTTTTTGCAGGCGGGCCGTACTCTCTAGAAGTATTTTGTATTTGATTAAAGAGTACTTGTTTTGATAGTCCTTGGTATATAGTATTTGATAGGGGTTGATTTTCCAGGCCTGGATTTACCGCGACTGGATTTTCCAGGTGCGGGTTTTCCAAGTGTGGTAAATCGATTCTATGATTTTCTTCTCTCTGAATTTTTATTTCTTTTTCTATTAAAAGTTCCTTTTGTTCTTCTCTGTGCGCTTGTGCGGGCAGGCGGTACTCTCTAGAAGTATTTTGTATTTGAGAAGAGAGTATTTGTTTTGATAGTCCTTGGTATATAGTATTTGATAGGGATTGATTTTCCAGGCCTGGATTTACCGCGACTGGATTTTCCAGGTGCGGGCTTTCCGAGAGTGGTAAATCCGGTCCTGGATTTTCCACTCCAGGACTTTTTATTTCTTCTTCTGCAAAAAGTTCCCCTTGTTTCAATTCCTCCTTTTTAGAACGGTTCGGCACAGATTGAACGTTTGGTTTTTGAGACTCTTCGAAAAAATACCAACCCGATTCAAATTTACCGGTTACAGTATTTCGAGTTTTTCGGTACTCTGCATATCCAAAGGCAACTAACTCCTTAAACCCGGATGAGATACTTGACTCTTTGTCGGATTTCAGTTTAGTCATCGTTTTTACGGACATTCTCCAGTTATCCGGATAACGTAAGGCAAGAAGTAAAATTGCGGTTGCCTTCAGGCTTAAGCGTCTATCATCGATAAAATTATTTTTGACTATCGAGAAGTTCCGGTCTTTTGATACCCGATACACTCTTTGATTCTCATTCATACATTAAACTCTTATTATGCGGCTTCGTGATTTCGACCGGAGGCTACTTGCAAATAACGGGAAAACGGTATATCGATTCCTTTTTTCTTTTCCTCATTCCATTTCGTTTGAATGTATTTCAGTACTCGTTCAGCATCGTTTACGGAATGCGTATAATAAAATAGATTTCCTCGATCCAAAAAGCTTAAACACGCTTCCCCGATTCGAATTTCAAAGTCGGGGATTCTTAAGTTCTTATAAAGTCCAGGGTCCGTTGTTTGTTCTCTGAAATCGTTTATGTATAACAGGATTTCAATTCTCGTTTTATTCCGAATCCGTAACCGGTCTACTAGATCCGGATTGTTTGCCTCAATTGGTTCCAACTATTTTTCCTTTTTTAGTGATTTCTATTTTTGCATTTTTGTAGATGGGCTTAACTTCTTTATCTCACGATCGATCTTTCGAAACTCTTATCTTGGATGATCCATTTCTGTTCCAACTCTGTTTTGTTCGGATCTTTAAAGTGAATTATCTCCGAATACCCAAACAAATTCAGATTGTTTAATATCTCATTCGTCTCGTTTGCAGTATTCCCAGTGTATTGAGAAAGTTCATTTACGGAGTAATTTGTTTGCGGTCTGAGATAAAGTGCGTTGTAAAGCAGTCCCAGTTCGGCCGGCCCTAACCTTTTATCATTCAAGAAATCCCCGTCCGCGCCAAACTGTTCGTTTATTTTATCTGCATAGTAACTTCGAATCGCCCGGAGCTTTTTCATACGGCCGCCTCCAATATACGGTTAGGATTTTCAATTTCGTCCAATTATATCGATAGAGAATTGATTCTAATCGAGCTCGTTTTGTAATTTCTATCCGAGTCATTTGTCTCGGAATTTCGTTTAAAGGTTCCAACTAATTTTTCCTAAATTGATGTTATTTTAGATTTCGCGTATTTTTTATTAATTTCCGTTAGTATCTGTCTTGGAGTCTGACGCTTAAATCGATATCGGTAAATTGAGAATCCGATATAGAATCCCCAAATGATTAAAATTGTTATTAAAAGTTCGTTCATTCCCCTACCCCTTTTTCATCCCCTCTTTGACTATATACCTCAAATGTTCTTCGATAACCCAATCGATACACCATGTACGCGAAGAGTGGCCGTAAACTATCACATCGGTCCTAGAGTCGTAGACTTCATAATAGCTTGCGCCCTCCCCTATCGGGTTGATTTTTAAATAATTTATGGGGTCCATTGGGCCATTTTTTGTTTAATTTGATTCCAAAACTGTTGTTTTGGGCACAATTAATTTATATTTTCCTAATATACTTCGTTTTTGTTTGTGCTAGTGTCTTTGAAAATGGGCCCAAATTTATCAATTTGGTAGTTTTGTTTTTGATTTTTTTAGCTTTAATGAACTAATATCTTTACGATTTCGTTTATATATTCGCTTACTTTAATGGATAATTCACATGACTTTCTTCAACTCGAAGTTACTCAATTCGATGCCGTATGTTGTTTTTCGTTCTTTTTTCTCCTAAATAGGAGACTATTTCAGTTCTTTAGTCTTTTCCTGTGGTTAGCACAGGAATGCTCTATATTTGCCATAAATGGGAATGATTCCCATTTGTATACTTTAATTTAGGATTTTTTCCCATTTATGAAACAAAAAAAGGTTAAAAATATTACTCAGAAATTTTTACTAATGGAGGAAGAACTTGGCAAAACGCCAAAAGAAATTGCTGAAATTTTAGAGGTGGATTTAAGCACTTATTACAAAACGAAGCGCGGGGCGATTTCTCTTAGCAGCCACTTTCTGGTTAAAGTCGAACATATCCTTGGGTACAGTAGAGATTGGTTAGAATTCGGGAAAGGCAATCCGAAAGTTGAAGATTCTAAACCTTTATCCGAAATCGCATCCCATCGGTCCATTTTAAATAAGCTCAAAGCTTATGACCTCATCCCTATTTTAGAAATCCTTCCGCACAATCCAGTCGCAGAAGACAAAAGAGTCCTGTTGGATCTTTTAAATCTTTTTGTTCAAAAATTTAGGTAATTGATTCTACCGCTTCAAACCCGTTTGTAGCTTTGATTTCGGAGTCGGAGTTCAGACAAAAGTTTTACAGGACTTTATCGGGGGATTTTTTCTTTATGGGTCCTGCGTTTTTTGCTTTGGTTCTGTTCGGTTTTTATTCCATTCTTATATTCTTGTATGCCCGATTCTTTCTCTTGTTGTGGATGCTTCCTGGGCTAATGGAAAAAGAATTTTATTTGAAATATAAACTTCCCTTACTCTAGGCTGGCTTATTTATTCACTATAAACAACTAAACGCCCATTAAGAACAACAGGTTGCACTTTACAAAATTAATACTTTAAAAAAAAATTCTTTTCTACTTATGTCTTATATCCAAAATTGCAATATGCCACCACAATTTGTTATTACAATCACAAACCCAAAAGGCGGAACCGGCAAATCAACTACCGCATTTCATTTGACAATCTCTATCTCCAAAAATGGGAAAACCTTGGCAGCCGATGTTGACATGCAGGCCGATTTTTCCGATGCTTTTTTTCCCGATACACCCATTGAAGATTTCGACGAAGCGAATACTTTTACAGTGATAAGAGGGGAAACTACGCTTAAAAATTCTGTTAGAAGCAAACATGGAATCGATGTTTTAGTGTCGTCTTTAGAAATGGAAGACTTCGCATATCATGCGACAAAAAATCAATCACTCATTCCAAAGCTTGGCTCCATTCTTCGAAATTCAGATTATGACTATGTGATTATTGATACTCCTGGTTCCGGATCTTCGGAAACAATATCCTCTATTATGGCAGCTGATTATGTTTTAATTCCCGTTAAACCTTCCAAGTGGGCAACAAGGACTATAAAAAGAGTATTAAAAAAAATAAACGAGGCACAACAATTTCTCAACACTATTCAATCTGGCAGAACCATTGAATCGTTTATAGTTCCAGTACAATGGGGAAAAGCCAAACAGCCCTCCGCACGAGCTATTCAAATCCTAGACCAACTCCAAAATTATAATGAAATTCTTTCTCTTCTCAAAAAAAAGGAAGTTGGTTTTGATTTAGTAAAATGTCCAATAGTTACCGACCCAATACCATATATTCAAGAAATGGACGACAGAACTGAAAATGGTGAGCCCTTTAAACCAAATACTATAGGCTCAGAACATTATGACCGATTAGTTGATACAATTTTGAATTTTCACCTAAATAAACCATCTAAAAAAGACACCCAGTTGTCCTTAACATACGACAAGTAAACCTTATGGCAAAAAAACGAGAAATCTTCAGCCTTTTGTCAACAGCTACGGGCAGTAAAATAGAGCTCGAAAAAGCCGAAGAACGTCTTCCTTCAAGAGCAAATGTATTTTTACAAGACTTAGCCAATTTAAACAGTCAGAATGGGGAATTAAGAAAGATAAAAATATCTTTAATAGATTCAAAAAATAATCCACGCAAAACATTTATACAAGAATCGATCGAAGGACTCGCAAAAAGTATAAAAGCACAAGGATTAATTCAGCCTATAGTTGTAAAAAAAGCAGGAAAAAGATTCAATTTAATAGCGGGTGAGAGACGAAAACTCGCAATGACTCTAAATGGAGAAGAGTTTATTTTAGCCCTTGTTCACGATGTTGATTATATAGAAGACGAATTCATACCGGAATACAAATTAACAGAAAATCTACAAAGAGAGGACTTATCAGATCTAGAATCTGCATTTTCATTATCCGAAATCAAAGAGAGAAAAAACTATACAGTAACCGAGCTTATGAATCGATTTGGGAAATCAGAGTCGTGGGTTAAACAAAAATTAGCTCATGCCAAGTTAGCCGATGATCTTGTATCCAAGAATATTGTTCCGTCTATAACATTACTAAATAAAGTTCCCACTTCACTGATTATGCAATTAAAACCACACATTGAATCGAACCCAAAAGAAATTTCCAATTGGCTTATTCCGAAATTACAGTCTACCGAATTGCCTACAAGGATTGAATTTCAGGATTTTGCAAACAATCTTAAAAAAACGATTACAAAGCCAACAGCAATCGATGAGACCAAAAAGCAATTAGATAAAAAATATAGGATAACGTTATTAATACAAAAAATCCAAAAAGACAAAGATTTGATAAGCGTTATTAAAAAAAGAATAACTCAAAATCAAAAGCTCCTTGATGAACTTCAAAATAAAAAAAAGAAAACCTAAGTTTTTTTATTTTTATTTAAAAAGTGCTGGTACTTGATTGGCAAACTATTAATGTCGTATTGAATCGAAATTCACCACGATTCACTGTTAATAGACCTGCTGAGATGTGGTAGTCAAAGCAGGTCAATTTCTCAAATTTAAATCTCAAAATAATAAATTATGTCTCTTTTTTGCTTGACACCCGTTTCGTACCTGATTCTAGTCCAAAATATCTTAGGCGACATAACTAAGATTGGCCACTACCACTTAGGCCACTAACAGTGAATCGAGGACCTACCGAAAAGGCTCATGCCTGACCTTAGTTCCCCGTTTCTTAATAGAGTAGGGTAATTCAAACTTTTACCGTGCTGCGCCCGCGCTATGTCCGGCACCGTAAAAAGGGAATAAAAGACTATGGGTGAAGCTTTGTCCACAAGTTGTGCGTTTACTATATCAAACGTAATCGAGTCACTACCATTAACAAGGGCCAAACGACAATTATTATCTAGAATCACCGATTTAGATATCGCAGGAAAAAAGCGGGGGCTTGGCGGTTGTATTGCAAAGAACAAATCACTCGGTAGAAAAGTAGGACTCGCTGAAACTACAGTTTCTAAGTATATCCGCGAAATGAAGGCGGAAGGATACCTGGTCGCTGGAACATTTCACGGACATTACCGAATACTCAATTCGAATCTGAGTAATGCCGTTGAAATGGAGAGATATCAATACAACCTATCAAAATTCCAAGAAAAAAATACTAGGCTGCCTAGTATTGAAATCCTAGAGAGCGGCTCCCAGGAGTACGGAGCAGCCCCGTACGAGGGTACGGAGCGTTGTTTTAGTAACCAAAGTACAAATACAACGAGTAATAAAAATAATGAAAAATCTTCTTCTAAAATTAAATGGTCAAATATCGCTGAACATGCAAAAACTCTTATATTGAACGAGTTTGGTGAATATGACTCTATTCCGGAGAAAGAAAAAGAAAAAATTAAACTCTGGCAAAAACTCTGTAATGAGAATTCTGAAATTTCACCAGAGACAATACTGGAAACAATCCGAAAACTAATCTATATCAAAGAGAAATACAAAACGAATACCTTTTGGAATTCCATACCGGTGAATATAGCATCATCCTACTCGTACAAAGATAGAATTAAAAGTACATACAATGCGCTTTTACAAGCGAATTCAAACACAGCGAAACAGCCCACAGAAGGAGAGAACGTTTCTCAAGAACAGAACTCGAGCGTAGCTCGGAGATACCAAGACCCCACTTGGGAGAGTTTCTTAAACTGGTCATCGAAACGGTTAACCAGATCCAGTATCGAAATTCTGAAACGAGTTCAAGTCCAGTTTAGAGATAACGGAACACTTTTGATTTTAAACACAGTGCCGAAATCTTTACAGATGATCATTACGAAGTATTTTACGGAGGAAGTTCATGTGTTTCTACCAGTTGAATTTTTAAACGGAACCAGATTGGAGGAAAAATCTAATAGTATAAATTCAGAAGCTAATGTGAACCGCAATGAAGAAACTTTTTCACATGAGGAATTTATGCAGGCACTTGCAAAACTAGGAAAGGGGAAATCTTGCAATATACAGTTAGTATCAGCACCTTTACAAAATCAGACAGGAATGGGTCGTCAAATAACAAACGATTACGTTTTCTTTCAAAGCAAGAATACAAAAAACAAATTCAAAACTGAAACGCAAGCAAGACCTGAAAGGATCCTTATGTAAATTAAATCTTTTCGGGATCAGTAGGGTAGGGCATTATTTAACAGTTTTACACGAGTAGATCTATGCCTTGCAATAGAAGACTCTTTCCGTAGCCAGAGATATGAGTAACAAAAAAACGAGAAATAGGTACACTCAATTCAAGACGAAGAAAGGCAAACCTTTGCGATGGAAAGAAGTTTCACCGATCGACGAAAAGTAAGAAAAAAGAATTTCGTTAAATTTCTGTCATTGATTTTATAGAAGCGGTTAGAGGCAGAAAACTATTGTAAAGATAGAAATCAAACCCAGAAAGAGTTTTCCTTTTTTAGCTTCTTCCTGCCTAAGCGGATGTAAGAATATATTTCGTGTTTACGAAAGTCCAAATACTGGCATCGGGTTTTGAAAACCGATAGAATAAGCGGAATCGGTGGGAGTGTAGAGTGCAAAGGCAGCCGTACCGTTTTAATAGAAGTTGGTACGATTTGTCGTAATCGGTTAGAGTGTGTTTGCACGGTAGAACCTCCGACGACAGAAATCCATAGGGTAGGGGACGAAGAATTTTTTGTGATGATTTTTTTCGTTCGACAATACGCAGTACTATTATGTAGTCCCCGGTTGCTTCCTCGTTTCTAGAATATTTACTATCCGGACGCATGAAAAGAATACCGTAGTAAGTTTGATTCAAAAGTTAGAATATTCGATCTTCTTCAAAAAAGCCTACAATTTCGGATCCTTCGCAATTTTGTGAGACTTTTTTTGCAAAAACCGCCTGTTCCTTTTTGGTGCCATTTTCAAACGTCCGAGTAGTAATTGATAGTTTTAGTATCCTGTTCTAAATGACCTCAAACTGCAGGCGTTTGATTTTTCAGCACTCTTTGTTATAAGATGAATTTAAATAAGAATCAAAGACGTGAAAATCAAATTCGTTTTCATACAACTTGAAACAAAAAGAACTTAGTATCCATAACAAACATTTGGCGGAATCGGTAGAACGTACTCGAATTCAATCAAAAATTTGATACATTTTTAGTAGTAACATCACAAAAAAACAGAATTTTTTGAAATGCTGTGGTCACAACGGGGCTTATTTTTTTCATAGTCGAAATGAAACTTTTGTAATTGGGACGTTTCTCGTCTTTTCCATTTGTAGCATTAGATATAAGAATCGTAATGTGTTTTCAGCTAACAAATGTATATCGGACGAGGACGTAAGAAATCAAAAGCGTAAAACAAAGAGGTGAAAGATGTTGAAAGTTCGTCGGGTGTCGTATATTCATTTAATATCATTAATATTCATACCACTTTTTGCGACCTGTAGTTGGTTGGAAAAGGACCATAACACGATGGATAACGTGGACCTTGCGGGAGCGATTTGGTTAGCCGCGGAACCTGTAAAGACCCAAGTGAACAACGAAGGTGTGCCTGTAAAACCGGGTAACTCCGGATCAGGAGGAACTGGATCCACTCCAGTAACACCCGTAGACGCAATTTTTAATCTACCTCCGGGAAGATCGGTAAACGCCAACGCTCTGATGGGAACGATCGATCCAACGGGTACAAACATAGTAAACGACTTTGACGGAGACGGGATCTTAAATCAAAACGAAACACTGACTAACGTATGGGTGGCGGACTATCCGCAAATTGAAACAACGATCGCACCTCCTGTGACTTTAAAGATACAGATCTTAAAAAACTCAAGCAACCAAAGCGATCAGATCGTAAGTGAAATCAACTCAAACGATTTTGAAGCTTCTAAAAACGAAGGATCCGAAAAAATACACCAGAACGAGTTGAATGAAAGAACCGTACAGTTTCAGGATTCTTTTAGTTCAGAAACGGAAACGGGACTGTCCCACGAAAGAAGCATATCCGCAGGAATGAATTCGGGATTTGGAATGGGACTTGTTTCTGTGGGTATGAACTACAGCAACAGTACTAGAGACAGTTGGAACGCAAAAAATGCTACGTCTTCAACTACAACCAAATGGGCGGATCGGCCTTTTAAAAACAATATCGATCGGGACGCTTGGAATTTAAAATCGGATTCGTCCACAAACAAAGCCAGAAAGTATCGATCCGATAAATCCTCTAAGATCAACGAAACATCCACGGTAGAACCGAATGCGGGAGTAGTCAGAGCCGCTTTGTATATTAAAAATCTATCAGTCAATATGCCCGTAAAAATATCGAATATACTCTGTTCTTTGATGTTTGAAACACCCGGAGGGGAACTGGTTCCCATGTCTTCTTTTAGACTGAGAAACGACGACTACAGTCTTTTTGAAGTGGAAGTATATGGAGGATCCGACTTTGGCCCTTACGTAGTAGAATTAACGAATTTGAATACATCGGAAGTGGAAAAGGCGATCGCAGCGGGATATACACCTAAGATCATGATCGTGGACTATACCATGACTCACGTAGCGGATTCCAATTACAAATCGTCTTTATTGAGTTTTACGGGGAACAATCTAAAGATCATCGAAGAGAACGCGAAAGGAAGAACTGCACTCGTAAAAGTGTACGGACCCGGAGTCAGAGAGATGTATCGTGTGACCGCGTTTGATACTCCCAATGTATCCAATCCGTGTAACACAAAGTCTACGGACGTATTTTCTCCTGGGATCAGTTTAAAAAAAGCTTTGGAAAGAATTTCCTGTTCGGGTGAGAATATTACATTTAAGGATTATGTAATAGACTTGTCGGAATCGGCTCCAACTCTTGCGGAATCCAGAGTGTATTTAAAAGGGATCCAATCTTTTGGAGGAATTAGTACAAACCTTCCCTGTACGGATGAAACGAGTACGGGATCGGATGGTGTTACAAGAACCGCCTGTGTTCAAAAACCGTATAGCCAATGGACGGAAGCCGAAAAAACGAACTCAGGAGTTTGGGCGATTTATTCCAAGGGTAAATTTTATTCTCCCACGGACTACTGGACCGACTCCGGAAGTGTACGTAAATTTGATCCTTGGAGAGGTGCGTCTGCGGCTCCTGTTTTAAAGGGTGTGGATTCCGTCATTTGGGCGGGTGATAACTACGACTTAGTTTACATTTCCTTTAAGGACTTTATCAAAGTGGAACAGAAGTTCGGAACCAATCCTTTGGAAACGGGAAACGGTTATCCTTTGAATACGAAATGGGATCTTAAAATTTTAGGAAATCATCCTTATTATCCGGATACGAATTCCCTTTATTTAGGCGAGGTTGGTTTTGGAGAAAGGATTGAATTAAAAATCAAATTAGACAAAACGAAATATCTTTCGCCTAACTTCGGTTCTGCGGTGGACACAGGACCGTATCAATACTTCACGAATTTCACTTACAATCCTCAAGTGTCCTCGGATCGTTACAACATCAACCAAGCCGCCGATTTTGAGATCAGTCTGGGTTTTGGCGGGAATCGTACGGATTGGTTTCACGTCATTAAGGACTTGAGTTCGAACGATCCTTACAAACTGAAAAACTGCGGGACTACTTTGGATTTTATCAGCCAGACGTATACCCTTTGTGTCCAACTTCCTACTTTGAGTACTTCTGTGGATCCTGCGATCAGTTTAGTTAAATTGTATGTTCGACCTTCTTTGAATAGTGCGTATCGTAAAACGATCTGGCCTTTGCACTTCTCCCAGGTTCGTAAGTTAAAAGGAGAAGCGGGTGTTCCGATTGTTAAAGGTACAAGCCTTGTGAAGGTAGCGAATTCGTACGGTTCCGTAAACGTAGGTGACAACTTTTTTATCCAAGGAGATTCCACTAACTACAAAGTGGTTCAGGTTTTACCTGCGGCACAGGACGGCTCTTTTGACGTTCAGTTGGATCGTCTGATTCAAATAGACGCTCCCAAAACGACTTCTATGTATGTGCCTGGAACTTTGACTTCTCCGGATGTCAGGCTTTCTATGGATACAGGGTTTACGACCGACTGGAACAATTTTGTAAATTCTTCCTTTAATTCCACCTCTTTTGATCTGGTTCAATACAAACCTTTTGTTTCAAGCGGTAACGTTAACTGTTCTTCGATTCCTTTCCATCCCGGTTCTTGTTTGGGTTTTACTCCGGAGCTTAATTCTCTCAATTGGATGGGGATTTTCAACGAAGGTGTGGCGCTTTGGAATTCCTGGGCGGATGGCGGTGACTTTAGCAATTTCTTGTATTCTGGTTTGGTTCGTTTGACGGCTCCGAGTGGTAAGTCGTATCGTTTGGAAAGTACAAACACTGATTTTCCGATCAGTGCGGACGTGAATGCTCAGAGTTTGGATCATCCATCTGTAGTGAATTACGGGGACGTTGCGTTGACTGTTTGGAGACAAGGCACAACTCTGATTGGAAGATATAACCAGGTCAATACAGGTCAAGCGATCGGAAATCCGTTTAACATCAACAGTGCTGCAGCTACTAATAATTTTGTAGTCAAAGCAAAGAATGGGAAAGCGGTGATTGTATGGGAAAGTGGATACAATATCTATGCAATTGTCAAAGATTTGAATACACTGGCTTCAGTTGGAAGTGAGATCTTGGTTGTAACCAGACTACAACCGAGTAGCGTCGGATTCTATTTTTTAAGTCCGGGAAATCCTCCTTTCGGTTATAGCTTTGATGTTAGTATTGGAAATGATCGAGCTGCGATCGTTTGGAACGACTTTACCACTACATTTCAATATACGCTAACGGCTTCGCCAAACCCTTACATGGATCTCAACACCTATTGCATGCAGTATAGTTGTACCTTTGATGAAATTAAAACTTATCAAGCTAATGCTCGTATTTTACGTTTAGATACGGGTGTCTTTCAAGGAGGGAATATTTCCATTTGGAGTTTTGCAAATACTAGAACCAGTTATTTTTGGGGTGAATTTCCAAGTCTTACACCAGTTTATCAAATTGACATTGCAGCAAACGCAAACGACAACAACCACCTTGTGTATGCTTGGAATGTCCGACTATCATCCGGTGGCGATTCTCATACTACCTATGGCTCGGTATACAACCTGAGTACGGGAGCCAAAATCGGTTCGACTCAGACCATTGTCAGCGAAGCCACAAGGCCCGTGGATTCCTTACAAGTAGGAGCTGCTACGGGAAGAGGAATGGTACTTTGGAGAAGAAACGACGGGATGATTTTAGGAAGAGGAATCGATACTTCGAATTCCAATTTATTAGGAACTTCGAATATTGAAGTGGAATCCGGAGGTGTGGATTCTCTTAAACTCAATAGTTTTGGAGATAGAGGACTTTTTACATATAGAAAGAACGGTAAGGATTTGTTCTTAAAGGTTCTAGACTTGCAAGCGGGACAGTTATTGTATCCGAATGCGTTGTCTCTGGCTCAGGCCAATGTGGATTCTAGAAACTTTGTTAACTCCGTATTGACGGGTAATAAAATTTTAACCACCTGGGATCAAGTCAATGGGACAAGACGAACCAATTGGGGTAGAGTCAGCGATCTATCCACATTTACAGTAGACGGTCCGAAGGAATTTCAGATCAGTACTACAAACGAAGGAGTTCAATACAGGGGAACTGCTGTTGTAGACAACGGTTTTGGACTTGTGACTTGGCTTTCTCAAGACAAAACACAACAGAGAATTAGAGGTTACAAAGTAGATCTTGCCAACCCGGGCGCTTTGAAATACGGTCTGAATAACTTCTTTGTGTCTCCTTTGATCGAAAGGGACTTTACGATCCGAGCGAAGATCAAGTACTAAAACGTTTCGTTAGAGGGATGGGCGGTTTTTAGAAATAAAGCCGCCTATTGTGTTTTTAGAAATGGAAATGAAATTATATAAATATAAAAATTTCAATTTGTCGGAGTTACTACAATTTTTTGTAATACTCGGCCCCTCCCTTCTTTGGGTGGGGGGTGAGGTGGTGGGAAAACTCGGGTGATTTTTCTCTACCACAAAATCATACTTTTTGCAAGCGCGAAGTATGATTCCTGTCGGAACATTTACAAAAAAAGTCTCCGGGGAACATACCCATTTCCAAGATTTTTAGAAGGTAGTATAACGGGGTTAAAACGCTGAAAGGAAAATTTGTCTTCAAACGATTGAGGTTTTATTATATTTGAGAGTTTGTTTTACGGATTTTTAGACAATTGAGTGTCTCGATTTTGATTTCAAATCTATGTTTAAACGCTCTGTTATACGGTTCCGAGTAAAAACAAACAACAAATGATTATATCATAAAAGTAACATGTACTAAAGTTGAAAGAGAAACAAAGACAAACGCGAAACTAAAAGATTCGATAAAAAACGAAAAGAAACAAGCAAACAAAAATGAGCGAAAAAGAACCAAACAGAAACACAAAGAAAAAACAGAATGCGCAGATAAGAGAAACTTCGCCGCAAAAGAAATGGGGAGGATTCTCTTTTGATTCTTTTGAAATATTCTGGGAACCTGGTCGCACTCATACATTCAAATATATAAATATACTACTCTTCTCCTGTATTTTATTCGTAACAACAACGTGTGGAATTTTGCCCGGAAAAAAAGGAAAGTCCAACAATTGGTGGTGGGCTTTACTCGGAATACCAAACGGAACGAGTTTTCCATCCTCTGGAAGTGGGGTAGGCGGTGGTCCCGGTTCCGGGAACGGATCACCCGGAAGCGCACCGGCGCCGGAAGGAAGTGACCTTTTTTCTATCTCCACTAACTACGCGCAAGCGATCGACGCACCCGAAACAAAAGCGGAAGCGATTGTGGGAGCTGCCTTTGTAGCACCTCCCGAAGTGAACCACTTCGGAGGAATCAGTCTAACGTATCCCATACATACACCTCCTGGACGTGCGGGAGTAGAACCCAAGCTAAGTCTAACGTATTCCTCCACGGGAGGAGACGGATGGTTAGGAATTGGATGGAGCCTGGGACTTGGATCCATTACAAGAACACCGGAATACGGAGCCCTTTACTACGATACAAGAGACAGTTTTACCTGGAACGGACAAAGGCTCGTAAAAGTAAGCGGAAATACAACAAACGAAAACGGAGTCTATCGCCCTGAAATTACAAGTGATGATTTAGTCGTATTAAAACTTTCTCAAATAGAGAGTGGTGGGATTTGGGAAATACTCGATTCATCCGGAACGAAAACCTTCTACGGTGAAAGTTTCGAAAGCAGAATTTTTGACCCGAACCTCTCCAGCCAAACGTATAGCTGGTATTTGACAAGGACCGAAGACAAAAACGGAAACTATCTCCAAGCGAATTATGACAATTCGGAATATTCAAAAAACAGAAATCTTTTTCTAAAAGAAATCAGATATACCGGGAACTCTAAGAGTGGTGTGCCCGCACGCCAATACGTAAAGTTTTTCACAAAACAAAGAGAGGATTTTTACGTTTCCACTTCTCCCGGATTTCTCATGAGGATGGACAGGATTCTGGAAAGAATCGAAATCGGCTGGGACAACGGAGGGAAACTCTGGGACTACACTCCCATATATGAAACTTCTTCCGACTCAGGAAGACCTAGAATCAAAACCATACAATCGAGTAAACACACGACAAAGCCGGAGTTTGAATACCAAACATCCAGTCGTTACTTGATCTGGCAGAATATAGTCAATCAAACGTCATCCGAAATCGAAGAAGATCCGAACTCCACACAATACTTCGAAGGAGATTTTAACGGAGACGGGATCAGTGATTTGCTCTTTTTTAATCCGAAGTCAGGAAATTGGAAAGCGGCGGAAGGAAGAAAGGAAGGAGGCTACAACTTCAAACTGTATGCAAACCGGTATCAAGGATATACAAACGAGGAAAAGATAAAATTCTTCAAAGGGAATGTAAGCGGAGATTACAACGGAGACGGAAGAAGCGACATCGCATTCTACTTGCCGGAAACCAGAGATTTCATCGTAGCGGAACACGACGGAAGAGTATTTCAATTTAAATCGTATGGAAGACTGATGAGTTCCGTTCCGGACATTTTCAGAATGGAATGGTTTCCAGGAGATTATGACGGAAACGGACTGAGTGACTCCGTTCTTTTTGACGAACCTAGCGGTCAGTGGACTTTGATGCTCAACAAAGGAGGAAGTTTTGAATTTTTAAGGTTTAGTAAGAAGTTTCAAAACGTATTCAGAAACGATTATACACCGGATGGAAACTTAGACAGCATTAGCACAAACGATTCTTCTAAACCTGGAAAGGATCACGACAAAGTAAACTTTCTCGTAGGTGATTACAACGGAGATGGAAGAACAGATATTTCTCTCTACGATTCAAGATCTGGGAAGTGGTTTGTAGGTGAGAATTATCGTAACGAAAACAAATCCGATCCGGTTTATTTTAAACTTCAGTGGAAGCTCTACAAAGTGTTTACAGCCCCCGAACAGTCGTTATTCGGACACGACCGTTTTAGTGGGGACTTTAATGGAGACGGTTTTTCGGACTTTCTCATATTCGATCGAAGTAATGGAGAATGGACGTTAGGTGAAACGGGTGACAGAACGATCAATTTCAAGATTTGGTCGAGAACTCCTCAGTTCAAAACCGTAACTCGTTGGATCCAAGGGGATTTTAACGGAGATGGAAGATCCGATATTGGATTTTACTCCTCAAGCGACAGCAAGTTTTGGATCGGAGAAGCGACACAGAACGGGTTTAGATTCAAGATATATAACGATCTAAGCTATGGACCCGATCAGGACAGAATCCTAAAAACTCCTCTTCCTAAGGACGAGGTAAAAATAGAATCGGGTAGAACTAGTTTTGCAGTATCGAGCAACACTAAGACAGTTCTGCTGAATTACAAATATGACGGAAATCTAAACTCTGGAAAAGGAGAACTTGTATTTCCGGGATGCTTTACCACAGATGATTGTTCTAATTCTCCCGAGCTTTTGATCTTTAATCGTAAAGATAACGTATGGAATTTGAAACAAGGAAACTCGTTTGTACCGAGGGTCAATACATCTTTGAATCCGGAAGGAACAGGAATTACGACCTTCTTCGGTGGAAAACCAGACCGCTATACGAACAATTTAAAAGACGAGGTTCTCTTTTACAAAAAACAGGGAACTACAAATCAGTTTTTTGTGTTAAAGCACACGAACGGAAATGCATTCGACATTTCTAATTTAGCTTCCTTTAGCGATACGGACGTTTCTAAGTTTGATCCGAATAACAGCGGAACCGTGATAGACTATTTTGAGAACAATACTTCCCAGTCGGTTCTCATCTTGGATGATCAGACTGCAAGTGGAACTGCAAGGTTTGTACTTTCCGGTCTAGGTGGCACTAAGTTTTTAACTCCGAATGGAGATTTAACTACTACCGACTTAAACGACCTCTTCCAAGCTGGAACAAACGAGAATAGACAACGTAGAAAAGAATTCAGTTTCTTTTCAGGTAAGTTTACAACCACACAAGCTCAGCTTGTGATCGTAGATCGAAGAAGCACGGTTCACAAATGGTATTTGGGAACGATTTCTTCCAATCAGATTCAGTTCAAGAAACTGACCGGAGACATACAACTTCCTATCACAACTTCGGAATACAACGCAGCAAGCCCCGCGGGAATTGTATATGCGCTCACTTCCGACGGCTCGATCGTGTTTGGGAAAAACTTAGACAACGGGACTTCGTTTACCAAAGTTAAAATTAATACGACTTCCGTTTCCAGAACCCTCTACAATGCGGGAACGATATCGTTTAGCGATCGTTTCGACAATTACGGAAATCCGATTCTCATCTCAGGCGGGGAAGACAAGCTGTATGACTTAGCACAGAGTAGAATTGTATCTCTTCCTAACAATGTTGTTGTGAAGAATTTAGAGAGGCCTGATCTGATCGCGCAAGTCTATGTTTTCCGTTGGATCCAAGGAGATTACAACGGGGATGGACTTACAGACATTGGAATCTTTCATTTGAAAGAACCGACTTGGTATTTTGCACTTTCTACCGGAAGTGTTCCAGACATCATCGAAGGGGTGAAAAACGGAATCGGAGGCATTTATGAATTTGAATATACCAATTCCACGAAGTTTGACAATACGGGGGACGATGATATTCCGGATTTGCCAACGAGTTACAGAGTTTGCACCCAAGTTAAGTTAAACGACGGATTTTCAAATCTCATCACAAAGAATTACGAATACAAGAATGGATTTGCGTTCTCTGCATTTTTAAACGGAAAAAAAGAAACGGATTACTTTGGGTTTTCTGAGTTTACCGTTCAAGAAGCATATGGAGAAAGAACAACTCACAAATACCATACGACTCCGTATTCTGACTTTCTAATGAACCGAGCACTTGGTGGGGCGGAGAAAGAAATTCGTATCATCGGAAACGACAACAATGACTATGGTATCATTCAAACAACGCATGATGTAAAACAGATTACGAATACACCGGGAATCACAAGTTACCTTCCTGTTACGACTAAGATTGAGAAGTTTTTGAGTGGCCAAAAAACTTCCACACAAACCTCCGACATCGTTTTTAGTGGAGCCAAGATCAGTCGGAAAACCGACAGTGTTACCGATCATTTTAGTGATTCCGTGCACGGTGTTACGACCACAACGAGCGTTACTGATTTTGAAACGGATGATACGACCAATCAAAGAAGAGCAACGCGGAGTGTTACATTCAGTGGGAGTTCCCATGAGATTACTTCGCTCTTGAGTTACGACAGTCGTGGAAATCTGACAAAACGTGTGAGTTCCTACACGGGAAGTGGACTCAGTCCTGTGGGATCTCAAACAACCGAGTATGAAACCGACAATCACGGGAACCAAACGCTAGAAAAGGATACGAGTTCCAGTCCTGCGCGTGGGAGTTCCTACGTTTATGACAACGAACTGAATCAATTTGTAACGCAGGAAACAAAATTCGGTGGAAGTATTTCTTTTACGACGACACATCAGATCCATTACGGATCTGCGTTTGGAGTCCCGACTTTAACTACGGATCCGAACGGAAATCAAACGTTTTTTGAATATGATGATTTTGGAAGGCTGGTTCGAACGAGTTCCGACACGGATGATGGAACTACTACAACTGCAAATTATTCTTACGACGCTTCTTTTCCTTTGAGTGCAAAAACAACTTTCCCGACAGGCAACGGAGATCCTGACTTTGTATCTCGCACCTATTCCGACGGAATAGGTCGTAACATCTATACGGTCAAATCTGCGTCTAACGGTAATTTTGCGATCACGGGAAGACTTGTGTATGACGGGACTGGAAAGGTAGTCCGTAAAGGTCAGTCGAGTTGGGCAACGTCGGGAGAAATCGACCGATTTGTTTTACACTTAGAAGAAAGAAATCCAACCAGTTTTGAGTATGACCCGATTGGTCGGGTGAAAAAAACAACGTTGCCGCTTGCCCAAGGGGAAACTTCTCCTGTGGTCGTAACAACGACCTACAACTCTGCATTTGAAACTACGGAGACTCACAGTTCTGGTACAAGCAAACGAATTGCAAAGAACGCAAAAGGAGAAGTCTTGTATGTAGAAGATTTTTCTACCGACGGGACTGCAGCCAAGATTGGTTTTTGTTACGACATTGCGGGAAACAGAATCAAGAAAAGTGACTTAAACGACGCAAGTTTGATGAGTTGCCCCAATCCAAGTGGAGGAATTCCCACAAAAGACGTCAGTGGCAAGAACCAAGCCTATTGGAGTTACGATGCATTCGGGAAATTGCATGCCGAAAGTGATCCTGACTTGGGTGTGAGCTCCTACAATTACAACGCATTTGGAGATCTGACATCGAGCACGAATGCAAAAGGTGTTACGACCAATTTGTCGTATGACGGTTGGGAAGAATCCTGACTAAAAATATCCCAGAAGGGAACATTGGATATACGTATGATTCGTATCCAGGTAGTGAGAATTCTGTCGGAAGACTGGTACGAATCGAAGATTCCAACCAAAACAAAACCTTTAGTTATGACAAACTAGGAAGAGTCAAAAAAGAAATTCGCACAATTCTGGCAACTTCCGCAGGAAACCCTCTCCCGACAGAAACACAGGGTCCATACATTACAGAAACTAAATACGATCTACTCGGTCGTGTGACTCGGATCGACTATCCGGAACATCCGATCAGTCATGGACGGATGCGTGCTTGTTATGAATATGGTTCTGCGGGTTACATCTCTGGAATTTCTGTTCAAGTAAACACGAACGGAATTTTACCGGGATATTGCAACAAGGACATCGTTGAAAATATCAGTTACAACGAGTTTGGTCAGACTTCAAGTTTAACCCTTGGAAACGGGATTACAACCAGTTACAGCTATGACGTCAAGGGTAGAATGGTTCGCATTCATTCCTCTGGGGATGTGGGTGGTAATGCGAAAGTCTTGCAAGACGCTGTCTATTCTTTTAATCCGAACAACAACATTACAAACGTTGTTAATAATTCTTCAGATTTTAACACTCAGTTTGTCTACAACTACGACGGTTTGGGTCGTCTTATATCGGCTAACGGTATTTATTTAGGAATTGCGGATGGGAATCTTTCCAGAAAGTTTCAGCAGTCTTTTGAATATGCAAAGAATGGAAACTTGATTTCTAAAAGAATTCATGAACCTGCGAGTAACAACGTCTCCGACGAGTGGAGTTACCAATACACAAATCACCAAGTAACAAATATCGATTCTACAAAAACAGGAAACGATACGTTTACCCTTCAATATGATGCAAATGGAAATCTCACAAGACAAAGAGACAATTCGAAAGATCTCACCAAACGGATCAGCATCGACTCTCAAGATCGTATTACTCAGATTCAGGATGGCAACAATGCGGTCCTCGGTAGTTATTGGTATGACGAGAGTGGTTTTCGGATTCGAAAGTCTTCTTTAGAACCGAAGAACAATGTTTTTTCTAACGTTGAGATTTTGTATCCGAGTAAGTTCTTTGGTTTGGAGTTCATTGAATCCGAAAATGTGATTTCAAGTGTGAACAACGTTTATCTGAATGGGGTTCGTATTGCTGCGTTAAATGAGGCGGGTGCTCTTGCGTATTATTTAACCGATCAAGTGGATTCCGTCTCTCACGTGTTAGACGACGATGGAAATACTCTTTCTCAAATCCAATACCAACCTTACGGTGAGACCTTTATTCAACGGGGGGATTTGAACTTTTCTCCTAAGTTCAATTCGCAGGAGCTTGATCGCGAGTCTGGGTTTTACTTTTTCAATGCGAGGTATTATGATCCTGGGATTGCTCGATTTACAAGTGCGGATACGATCGTTGACGGTGAGTTTGATACGCAAGGTTGGAACCGCTTCTCGTATGTGAAGGGAAATCCCATTGGGGCTAAAGATCCGACGGGACATGAAGCGAATGCTGGTATTGGGATTATGATGAATTCCCAATGTAAAGGCAATGCAAGTTGTAACTCCGCTGGTTTGAATGCTGTTTCAGAAGGTGCTAAAAAAGCTGTCGTTGGCACCGCTGTTGTCGGCGCTACTGCTGCAACTGGTTATGCTGCTGCGGCTGAAGTTGGTTCCGCTGCTCTGCCATCTGCTATTTATTTAAGTAGTAGACTAGGTAGTTCTAATATTACAAATTCTTTATTAAATAGGCTCCCTCAATCCCAAAATGCAGTTGCAAATTCTGTAAATGCTACGAAAGAAGCGTCTAAATATGGTAAGATTGTTCCGACGAGTGACTTGGCTACGATAAAAGAGAAGGGTCTTCCTAAACAGGGATGGCCAACCATAGCAAAGTTAGATGATTTAAAGAAAGTGAATTTAAATAACCCAAAGGAAATTGTTTCTACTTTGTATAACAAACAGCTTCAAGCAGATCCGAAATATACTGAACGATTTAAAGGTGGGGCTACCTTATTGGAATTAACAATTCCTAAAAACACAACTATAAATGCAGCTGGTATAACTAACAAAGGTCCGAATGGTATTCCTCAGTATCGAGTTAACGGGGAAATTCCTTATAAAAATATAAATTACGACGGGAAAACGAAATGAATCCTGTTAATTTTGAAAAAACAATTTTAGAACTTCGGAAAATAGCAAAAAAAAATACTCGAGATAAATCTAAAAAGCAATTTGATGAAGAACTATTCGAATGCCAGTTTTTTAACTACATTAAAGAAAAAAAAATCGAGCCAGATACTTTATATAATATTGCATCTTCGTTGATGCAAGGGAAAGATAACTTTGATAAAGATATGGCGATTTTTATTATAAGCTCCTCTGGCATCCCTCGAAAATTAGTTTTAGACTTTATTGAAAATTATTTATCTATTCTTAATAAAGAGCAAACCAGTTCAGCAATGTTTCTAATTAACAAACACCAATTAGCAACCTTATATTATCCGCTTCTTAATCACCTTAAACTTAATTCATTTTACAATTCTGAAAGCTTTAAAAAACGTTTAACGTATAGTGGTATTCTTTTTGATAAAGAAGAAGGTTACAAAGAATTTCAAGAAGCTTTAGAACATGACTTATCAATTACCACTTTGGAAGAAGGAAACATTGAACTTGATACAGGTAATATTTTATTTCTTTTTGTTGCTAACAAAAACTACGAAAAAATTCATAAAATATTTTTACGTTATCTCAACCAAAAAACAAAAAAGATTTTAAAGCAACAAACTTTTATAGCAGCAAAAAGATGGAATGCAGGATTTAAAGAAAGATTCATGATTAAAAAAGCAATCATCATAGCGCAAATTAAAAATCTTGTTTGAGCCTCGCAAAAATTAAAATGCGATCTCGTTTGAACAACGGCAAAACGCTACATTCACAAAGCGGAAGAAACTCAAGCCGCCGCACTTTCTTTCCATGCGGCAGGGATCGAGCGGAGTCAATAAATTGGGACTGAAGATAATACTTTGTATCACGTTTTTTTCATACAATTTATTGACTGGAGCGGAGAGCCCGGTTTCGGAGAAACGAGAACAGCAATACAAAGTTGAATATGCAGAAAACTTAAATAAAAAAGAAGTGTTTCTCCGAAAGCCGCCCTTCTGTCCTCAGTCCTTGAATGTCGACACGGATGTAGGAACTACTACAACTGCAAACTATTCTTACGATGTTTCTTTTCCTTTGAGTGCAAAGACAACTTTCCCGACAGGCAACGGAGATCCTGACTTTGTATCTCGCACCTATTCCGACGGAATGGGTCGTAACATCTATACAGTCAAATCTACGTCTAACGGTAATTTTGCGATCACGGGAAGACTTGTGTATGACGGGACTGGAAAGGTAGTCCGTAAAGGTCAGTCGAGTTGGGCAACGTCGGGAGAAAT